AAGACTGACTCTTATGAGTCGGTTTTTTTATTTGCAGTTTTTTTTAACTGCTGGTTCTATCATATTCGTTGTAGCGTTATGCGGCGGTCTATTCATTATGGTTGGTAGCCAGGAACGGGGATTCTCGCTAATAAGTCGTGCAGGGATTGGCTATATTGTCGTCCAAAGGATTCCTTTATTTATGAGACTGCTTGTTGAGATTGCTAAAGCTATTTAGTCCTCTTTGTATTGCTTCCTCATTTACAACAATTTCCTAACAATCATGAAATGCAATATATAAATGTAAAAAATGTATTTATTTAGGTTATTATATGTTAAAATTAAATATAAAGATTTTCAAATGTAATGAGCCAATATCAGAAATATCCAATGAATTTTGAGAGGTGTTATATGTTTACAAATAAGAAATTAATTCAAACTGGCCTAACGTTATTTGTGTTTTTAAGTATAATTAATTTTACAATCGGTTATTTTCAAGGATATCTTGAATCGGCAGCAGGTATTAAATGGGTAATGCCAGAAATTTGGAAAACTATTTTGATAGATGCTCCTCAAGGTATACTTGTTCTTTTAGGTACAGTCGCTTTGTATGATTTCACAAAAGAGACATCAAAAAAAGATGCATCAATCTAATCATGTCTTTCTTCAATTAAAAATTTCATGATAGTAATCTTAAAAAAAAGCCCTAATCAGGGCTTTTTTTCTTTGCAGGAATTTCCTAACCATCATGGAATACTGTCACTAGGAGGTGTTGTGACGCTATGACGGACGAACTTGTTTATTCTGCTAGTGAAGTATATAAACGACTAGGAATAAGTGATAGCACCCTTAGAAAGTACATGGAAGTATTATCGCGTGAAGGATTCGCAGTAAAGAAAGATAATCGTGGCAGACGCCAGTACACAGACAGTGACATTATGGTGATTGAGAAATTAATTGAGCTTAGCAAGCATGACGGTATGACGCTAGAAAAGGCAGCTAAGATGATTGCGCAGCAAATAGAGAAGGTTAATCCGGATCTGATTCAAGAAGAGACTGGGGAAACGGATTTATTGCCATTCCACATTAAACAGCAATTACAGGAACAGTACAGCGTTATGGCGCAAGAAATGAATCAGAGTATGTTAGCGATGGAGAAACGATTAAGTGAGCAGGCGAAGCAAAGTAATGAAGAGGTTAAAGCCAGCGTAGAAGCGCATAATGAACGAGTAGAAAAACGATTGGAAGCCAGGGACGAGACGCTTATGAAGACGCTACGTGAGATGCAGGAAACGAAGAGAATGATGCAGGAGTTTCGGGATGAGGTTGCTGCTGTGAAAGAGAAGAAAAAGCCATGGTGGCGGTTTTGGTAAGGAAAAGAAGGGGGACTTCAAAATGATTTTAGAAGCAGTCATGTTGCAAATAAAAGATGGTATGGAGACGGAATTTGAATCAGTATTTAAGCAAGCATCCTCAATTATCTCTTCCATGCAAGGATACATAAATCATGAATTACAACGCTGTATGGAGCAGAAAGGAAAATATTTGCTTATAGTGCGATGGGAAACTTTAGAAGACCACACAATAGGATTTCGTCAATCTGAACAATATCAAGAGTGGAAAGCATTATTGCATCACTTTTATGATCCATTTCCAACAGTTGAACACTTTGAGGGTGTGGAGTTATCACAAAACTGAACTTGACCGTCTATTAATACTTGAAAAGTAACTTCCAATAACGAAAAGTATGTAAATAAGCTAATGGTGGTTCTGGTAAGAGGTGACATAAAAAAGAAGTATCCTTAGTGAGAAATAGGGATACTTCTTTTTTCTTTATTTATTTTCTAACGTCTCGTAAAGGCGTTTGTACATATCTTTATATGCTTTAGAATGTCGGTTTACTAGTTGAGTATCTACGTAACTTTCAACAAGCATATCAATGACATTGTTAATTGATGTTTTATCTATACCTTCTTGTTCCTGTATAAATGGTTTAAGAGTATTTAGCTTTAGCAAAACAGCAGGTGAAATTTTAGCTGTTTTAGATGGAACTAAACGTTGATCTGGTTTCTCTGGTGTCTGTATTTCCTTTTCCGTGTTAGTCTGATCATTTTGAATAGTTAAAGATGAACTATCGGTAATAGGTGTCACAGTTACTAAAAAAGATTTACTTTCATTTTCCAAAGGTACCACTCCTATTGATTTCTATTCTCTATTAAAAATTCGAACTGCTTTTTTAAATCAACAAGCTTCACTCCATATTCAAATAGTGGATTACTCTCTTTAATATTATAATAATTTGCTAAAAATGCTATGTTGTGTGAAAGTTTATCGATACTCCAATATATATTATTCAATATTATTACATAAAAATGATTAGGCATTTGCTGACTAAATGTTTCGATATCCATATTTTCATGTATTCTTTGCGAATGAACCCAATTTGAAGGTTCGTCATAACAGTGGTAGTAGGTTACTTCTTGAAATTCAGCACTCAAAGCCATTAAAGTTTTTCCACTCGCTATCTCGTACCATTGTTTATATATTGACATACCTCTTAAGGACTCCGATTTCATTTGTTCTTTCGATGTATCATTAAGTTTAGACAGTAGTTTAATTTCTTCAGGAGTAGCAATGTTTAAGTTTTCATTGTTACTTTGGAGAAATCTATCCAATTTATTACCAGTTTCAAAGTTTTTCTTCTCATTAAAAAATTTAACAAATCTTTCTTTATCTTCAGCATTAATAAAAGCTTCAAATGCTATTTGTAATTCAAACAATGTTCTTTGTAGCGGAAGAACACCATCAGTGATGTCGTTCTTCAATAGATGAAAAATAGTATTTATTCTCAAATTGATATTTCCAACTAGATAGAACATCAATTTATCTACTTCATCTAATTCTTTATTTCGTGAACCGATTTTTTTGATGCTTTTTAATCTTCTTTGAGTTGCTTCGAAAATTTTTGTATAAGTTGGGAAATTATTATTCATGTTGCTATTATCTCCTGTTCTTAAGTAAACTTATTTCTATTTCAGTCTTTATGCTTTACATTCATCTAGTTATATTTTACTATTTTGGACCCTGTTTAGAATATGAATTTTACGAAACAAGGAGCTAGTACATTCCGTATGTTATGTATGGGGAAAACAAAAAAATATAGAAATATCCCTATTTCTATAAAGGGATATTTCTATATTTTTAAATCTCTGTTAATAGTTTGAATTTCCTTTTCTGTTCAGGCGTTAGCTCATTTTCTACATAGCGATCTATAAGTAAATCGATGATTTCATAAGCGAATTTTGTGTTTGTAAGCTTCATTAATACTTCAAGTTCTTCTTTTGATTGATTAGAAATTTTAATGCTGCCTTGCTGATTTTTAAATTTCTTTTTTGATTCAGTTTTTTCGTTTCTTTTTTCTTTTCGAGTTACTTGTTTTTCTTCTGTCTTAGGTTGAGAAGGAGCAGCTGGTACTTCATTATTTTCCACTACAGCTTGTCCTTGCTCTGGTACATAAGGCTCAGTAGGTTCAAAGTTACTTTTCTTTCTACCTAGTAAACCAGGAGTTCTCGCCATTTTACACACCAACCTTCATTTTTTCGAACATATCAATACGTGACAACAATTCATCACTAATCTTTTCGTATAGTTCAATTACATTCATATCATGTCGATCTTTTTCAGTAATACCATTAACATCAAATCGTTTAATACGTTCCATTTGAGGGACGATATTTTTGAACAGGTTTTCTTCACCGAAAATTTCACGCGCATTTTCCATGATATATTCATCAACCTTACCATTGTTTTTTAATAGAACAGGAAGAATGCCAACTACTTCAATATCAAGATCATATTGCTCTTTTAATTTGATAAGCTCATTAACATAATTTTCAGCACCAGTTAGAGAACGTTCTTGCGTTTGCAAAGCAATTAGAACGTAATCAGAAGCTACAACGGCGTTCTTTGTAACCTCTAGCGACATTGGAGGAACATCAATAAATATGTAGTCGTATTTATGTTTGATTTTTTCAAGTAATCCTTTAAAGTAATGATCTTCTTCAGCTTCTGAAGCACAATTTTTGTAAAGAAATTTTGCGAAGTCCTGGAAGTCAACGTAAGAAGGAATTAAATATAAGTTATCTGTAATTTCTACTTCTAAGCCATCTAAGTTCCCCTCTTGTATTCCTTTCATTAATGTTTTTTCAACAGTAACGATTTCATCAGGATTAAGGATTGATTTTGTTAGCATTAAAGATTTTGTTGCATTACTTTGTGGATCAAGGTCAACGAGTAATGTACGCTTACCTTTTTTAGCAAATTCATAAGAGTTCAATACAGCATTTGTGGTTTTACCAACTCCACCTTTGTAATTACCTACCGTAATTGTAATAGCCATTTTTAACACTCCAGTTATAGTTTTTGAAATTTCCCTATATCCCTTTATAGAAATAGGGAAAAATAGAAATAGGGAAATAGGGATATTTCTAACTATAGAAATAGGGATATTTCTATATCTTTAAAGAAATTATAACAATGATATTTGGGTTATGCAATAGAATCATAGAGTTAGTAATTAATAACAAAAACGTTGATATTAAAAGATTCTTTAGACAATTAAAACGGAGATTAGTAAGAAAGAAATATATAATTTTGCAAGGAAGATAGAAGGTGCAAAAATAATAAAAATAGGGAAATATAGATATAGGGAAAAGGGGAAATATCCCTATATCTATAAGTGGAAATAGGGAAATAGGGAAATAGGGATATTATTAAAAAAGTGCATAAATTCGCTGTTTACAAAGGGTTATGCTTGTTGTAACGTAGTACACAACAAGCAACATTCTACAAAACAAAACACAATTTGATATTTTACATAAACGAAGATCAAGAAGATTGAACGAGATAAATTAAAAACAATTGAATATGAACACAAAACAAAAAGCCACTCCCATATGCTAATGGCTACCAACCTTTAGCGGGAATGACTAGCTCTAGCAAGTGTACCACCACTTGACTAGAAAAAACTGTTTTAACCGACAGTGTTAACGTTTAAGTAGTGTACCACCACTAACCTTAAACAACTATGCCTTTTCACGAGGCTTCTTTGATATACCCATTTTATCTATTGTTTGACTAAAATTCAACTAGTAAATGCTAGAATTGTATTTTTTGTAGTCAAAAGATATATAGCGGGCATCTCTAAACCTAGAAGTCTTGTGGATCTACAGGATATTCTGGAATTGGAGATGCCTTTTTGTTTTTTGTTCGCGTGGAATTGCCTGAAACCACGTAAATAAAAACTGATAAGCCGTAATTCCGTGCTGCTATACATATAGGAGGAACGTGTTACGTGCGTGGCTAGCTGTTGGTCGTGCAGGGGGTACAGAGTATGCGCCTACAAAAACAGCACTCCTCATTAGAATCCTGTTCTTCTAGTGAGGGAGGGTGAGAACTTACCTAGGGACGATTCTCTAAAAGGTTCGGGTGGTTATCGTTAGCATTACGGTGCTAGGGAGTACATTCAGTTTGTCGTGTAGGGACGATATTACAAGGACAAGCCATAGCGAAAGGGTGTATGCGGTGAAAATCGCTGAGTGAACAGGGTCTATACATACGGATACCTTATAAGTGACCGCATGGCGAAAACAAGACGCTTATCCATCTATTTTGATTGATTACTTTTTTGTGATCTTTCAAAGTAGGGGATAAATCTGCCTTCCAGCCGTGTTCCTTAATCGTTCCCACATGATGCAAACCCTCAAGACCATCAGTCAAGATTAATTACGAAGAAAAGCAGAAAAATATAAGGTTGTTTAACTTCTGGGGGAATGATTGACTTAGATAGAGGAATAAATAAAGGATTTACTACTTACTTGGCTAGAGGATAAGGGGACGAATGGTAGAATAGGCCTTATTGCCGAATTTGGTTTTACACAATGGATATAGTACGTGAAATTTTAAGAATACATGAAATAACAAATAGAGATATGATTGTAAATAAAATTTGTGAACATGTGTTTATTTTAACTAAATTGTTATAATGAATAGTGTAGGGATAATTAGTTTAAGGGGGAATTTCAATGCCTGTGAAAAGAATAGTAGTAACTGGATACACTTTTGAAGAAACGCAAAGTAAATTCGAGTCGAAAATGTTAGATGAAGATATAATTTGTTATCCACATGAAAAAGAAGTTATAGATTGTACAAATGATGATACAGATTATAATTGGATGATTATTTATAAACCAAATGGACATTAGGTTTATATTTATATGGTTAAAATAAAGAAAAGACACCCTAAGGTGCCTTCCTCCGACTTGAACCACATTCATTTTGTATAAATTTATCCGTATTATCCCTTTGTTATACGTGTAAACACATCCTATAAAACAGAATCGTCTATATACACCAGATTGTTAGTTCACAAAGTACAAGAGATTTGAGATCAGTATTAGAGTGACGGTATATTTTTATAATGTTCGATATGTTACGTCTTTTAAAAGAATCTGCTTTATAGAACGTGTCCACAATTTATATTTTACTACATGTAATATTCATTTAGTGTGACTTTTTCATATATGTATAATTACATAAAGTTTATGAGCAATAGAGAGTATTATTTGGGATTGTGTAATAAAGATAAGACCCATCTAGGGGAATAGGTGGGCCATTAGGGTACTACTATTTCATTGCACAAAAGGGACTTTGCAATAAAATGATAGCATATTCTTAAAGTTGCTATATTGAGAAATAAAGAAAAAACACCCTAAGGTGCCTTCCTACGACTTGAACCACATTAATTTTGGTTTAGTCTTATTTTTAACTTATCTTTATATTTTTCAACTAAACCAAGTTCATCCATGAACTTAATAAATTCGTTATTTAATTCAGGTGCCATATATTTAATGATTTCATGAGATGCGGAAGTACAAAAAGCTCTTGCCATACCAGCAAAGTGACTTGAATTTTCCGAATTCCGTATTGGCTTAAAAGAAAAAGGATTATTAATTATATCGTCATTAATTAATCCATTTAAAGATTCATATCCGTGAGCTTCTAAAGATAAAATTTCATAGTATTTATAGATTTGATTGTCATTTAATCTATTCACCAGCATTTTAATAGATGTCGGTCCTCTAAACAGGGAATACCATTTTGGTTCGTACGTATTGTTAAATTTTTCATTTTGTATTTCTTTAGTAATTTGCCATTGTTTAAGAATTCTATTGAAAATAGGTTCTTTCAAAAGTTGGTCTATCTTAACTATTTTATTTTTAAATTTTTCTTTTGGTATTGGAACATGTTTAGGGGGATTTTCAAGCATATTATCATGTACTATCTTTTGATTTTTCAAGTATCCAACATAATAACTGATTGCTCTATCCTTAATAAACCTTTTGTGTTGAGTAATGTACTTTAGAGAAAGATAAGTTTCAAGTGCAGAACGTATCATTACTATTGAAGGGCTCTTCAATTGATGATCAGCTAAAACAAAATTTCCATCAATCTGTTCAATTAGTTTCCTATAAATACTTAAAATTATTTTTTGTTCAACAGTTAAATCTTTACGTTCTCCTAATTTTTTCATTATATCTAAACTAAATTCTATATTTTTACTTAAATTGATTATTTGTTTATCCATGTATTCTAAATCCTCGCTTAATAGTGTGATTTTTTATGATTATTTTCAAGTATTCATAATTAGCCCATTTAAATGTATAAGGTTTATAGAAATCACAATAAATCCAACCATATCAATTTTAGCATATTTTGTTGAAAATAAATAAGAAAAGACACCCTAAGGTGCCTTCCTCCGACATGAACTAAATATAGATTTTTAAAGTTTAGGTATAACAAAAGGATGGTTTTTAGATATTACCCCTATTTCTTTAGCGAATTTTATTAAATCAGGCTCATATTCAGGCGCTATAAGATTAATTATTCTCATTGTTACGCTTGTAAGTAATACTCTTGTTAGTTTAATAGTTTGATTAACTATGTTATTGCGTATAGGTTGAAGTGCAAAGTCGTCGTTTGTTAAGTCTCTGTATTTTACAGCGCTTAATGCTTGATACCCATGCGCTTCCATGGATAAAATTCCATAAAGAAGATTCATATCTTTATCCGCAATTTTTTTAACAAGGCTGTTAACTGATGTAGGTCCATTGAATAATGAATACCATTTAGGTTCGTATTTAGTTTTTTTATTAGTACGTTCCCATTCATTTAACACTTTTTTTAATTGTCTGTTAGTTAATATAGATTCAATTTCTTTTATATCCAGTTTGGAATCTTCTTCATTCTTAAATCCATTTGGATTATCTGAAGTTAGAGGATTATTAGCGATGTTTAATTCTGCTTTTAAAAATCCAACATAATAAGAGAAAGCTCTGTCTTGAATTCTTCTTTTTTCTTGAATAATATACATTAAAGATAAGAATGTCTCCATCACTGATCTCAATAAAACTCTGGCTGGTCCCTCGAGTTCATGATCAGCTAAAATATAATTACCGTCTACTTGTTCGAGTAATTTTCTATAAAGAGCAATAATAATTTTATGTTCAATTGGTAATTCTTTTTTTCTTTCCATGTTTTTGAGTGTTGCGTCTCCGAATTGGATACTTTTACTTAATACTTCTAAGTGTGAGTTCATAATTTATCATTATTCCTTTCTACAAAAAAATAAAGCACTAATTAAAGTGCCATTAATTATTTCACTACCTTATCCATAACCTCTTTATATTTATTAATCTACTTATTTATCATATCACCATTTAGTTTGAAATAAAAAAAGACATCCTAAGGTGCCTTTCTACTCTGTAACAAATTTAAATACATAGTACATGAAAAATAAACAAGATAGATATGCTAATCTACCAGCAATCGATTCTTTCATAAATTTCATAAGTATCATTTTGACAATCAATGCTAAGAATAACGGTATAAACAGTACCATAGCAAGTTTGATCGCGATGTCATTTACAATTGGGTTAAACGGTTCAAAATTAATGATGATATTCACTTACTTTCTCTTTAATCTTATTATTTGTATAATACATTTTTATTATTTTGTCCACAATAGAAAAGACACCCAAAGGTGTCTTCTCTCGTTGTGGTAAATAAGAAGTAAGGTTTCCATTTTAACTGAAAAAAATAGAACAGGTGCTTAGATTTTATCACGATTTTTTTCAGAATGAACATGCATTATTACATATCACAATAAATCCCTCTATTTTCCATTTGATAAAATATATTACAAATATTGGTAAAATTTAAATAAATATTTCTACAAATTCAAAATATTTACAAAATTAATAGAAGTGATACATTTAAGATGCAAGTTATAAAAAATATTTAAGGGGGAATTATTATGTTTAAGAAATTAGTAGTTGGAGCATTAGCGGCTGGTATTGCATTGACTGGAGGAATTGGGGCTGCGTCAGCAAGTACAGAGAATACAGCAAGTGCACTATCTACACAGTGTAAAAATACAGAAGCTAGAGAAACTCAGAAAGGCAGTGGTATATACTATAAATTTGAATGTAAGAGTCAAAACGTATTTGCAAATTCCTATACTGATAATCAAGGGATTACATGGTACCTTAAAGATATCCAAGTAGTAGGCGGAAAATATGAAGCTTATTATGAAGGAAGAAAATATTAAAATATTTACTGAAAAGCCTCCAATAATGAGGCTTTTCTATTTTTTAGAATCATTTCCCTAAAAAAAAGACACCCAAAGGTGCTTTTTTTACATATACATGTAATTGTTTAGATTGAAAAAGCAAAATGATAAACGCTTTGTAAATTATTTGACTTAATAGAGTTTGTTCTTCCTGGTTCATTGTAGTAGTAAAGATCTACAATGTCGTATCTGTGTGTAAATCTTCCTACACTAGCAATTTTATCTCCATATGCTGGTGGTAATGAAGCAGTACCTGTGAATTTACCATTTTCTCCAACTACACATTTAATATCCATTTTCCCTGGTTTGATATGAGCATCAAAAAAGATATAGAAAGTAGTTCCAGCAGGAGCTTTATTACCTTGTGCGTCATAAGCAGTACCTGTAAACGTTGTAAGACCGCCATTTCCTTGGCTGTATACGCGATATCTATAACCCTCACCGTAATTGATATACTCATTTTTCCCTACATTAGTTACTTCAACTTTTTCTACACGAGCATCATTTTCTTCAGTAGCAGCAGATGCATTTTTAGGCATTACAAGGCCAGTTAAAACTAAAGAAAACAGCATGATTGACATTAAAAACTTTTTCATAATTCACCCTTCTTTTCCTATTATTTGTAAAAAAACTTCACATATAATACTATAACTTAATATCTGGTTTATCAAATGTTTTTTTGGGAATAATTATCAAATATGCATAATTGCATTAAAGGTGTTTTGAATAATTTATCTTGTTCATAAAAAAAGACACCCTAAGGTGCCTTCTTCCGACTTGAACCACTTTAATTTTAATAATATAGTGCTAAGTTTAAAAACTATAGGGATTTGTAAGTAGTTTTTACGGAATTATGAATGTTTTTTATTTTGTATTTCAATAATTTTATCTGGTAGTATTTTTAAGTAATATTCTTTTTCTGTTAGTTCAAATATAAATAATGCTTTTTTCCAGTTACAAACAACCTCTTCTACATTGTGTTGTTTAATCTTTAATAAATACTGACCTTTTAAGTAGAATAGTTCACCTAATAGGTACAAAGTATTTAGATTAATTGCTAATTTGATGCCCATATCAACGTATTTTATTGCCTCTTCATGTTGATATGTGAAGTCTAAACATTTTGCTAAATTTAAAATGATTTTTAATTTAATTTCTTTATCTCTAGGAAAATCTAACTTGTTAAAATTAGCCAAACATTTTTTTAATATATTAATGCTTTTTTCATATTCTTTGTTTTCTGCATAAAATATAGCCATAGTCTGCATAATATCTATTTCTCTTTCTGATAAAAAATCAGAATTGGTTAAAGTTAGTTTTAATGCATGATTTAAAAGAGTTAAAGCAGTTTTTGTTGATTTATTTACCATAAATATAGCAATTGCTTCATTCCATAGTAGAAATTGTTTCTCTTCTTTCGTTTGAAAATTATTTAAGTATTTCTCTTTTTTTACTATTTCATAAAGTTCTTTATATTGTTTTTGTTTTAGGCAATCTTTTATTACGTATTTTACATTTTCTATATATTTAATTTTTTTGTTTTGTGTTAGTGCAAATATATTATTTGGATCAACACCAAGTCTTTCTGATAATTGATATAACAATATGCTAGATGGATAAATTATACCTTTTTCTATCTTGCTAATTTGACTTTGTGAACATATTCCATGACATAATTCAGATTGTGATATATTTTTTTTTATTCGAAGTTCTTTAATGGTAATACCCAAATCGTTAAATTCCATTTTTCCACCTACTATTTAGCGCTTTATTAGCATAATATTATTTAACCTTAATGTAATGTAAAATTAATATATTTGCAATTATTGTTTGTTGTAAAGGCTTTATTCTTTCTATAGGAAGATGAGGCTTTTTCTACATAAAAAAGACACCCTAAGGTGCCTTCCTCCGACTTGAACCACTTTAATTTTAATAATATGTATTGGACTCCCATCCGAATATTATTTTACCATGTTAAGTAATGTTGTGCATTGAGAAATAAAGTACACCTCTTTATTTAAACGTAAAAAGCCCTAGAGGGGCTAGGACTTTTTGACAGAATGAAAATGATTCAAAAAAGGACTTATATAACGTAACATATGAATGTTTCATAAATGTATCGTAAAAGTGAACAAAATCTATATTCTATTTTTAGCTCGATGTAATTTGAGATTATTCCGATGATATTTCCTCTAATAAAATTGTGTGATAGACTGTATGTAACTGTATATTGTGAGGGCGGGAGGTTGCTATCCTTTCTCTGATTCTAGAGAGAAAGGAGGTGACCGAATGGATTCTTTATTTAATTTATTGTATGACGCTGCTAAGGTATTCCTTACAGTATTTGCAACAGCTTATGCGAATGAGCTGGCGAAGAAGATTAGCAGTAAACGAAATAAAAGAACCGCCCCAAATGCCGGCAAGCGAAAGGGCGGTTCTAAACGCAAAAAATAAGTTTAAGCAACCGACCACCTTGCGGTAGCAGTTACTTGAAGAGATGTTAGCGCATCTCTTCTTTTTATTATATACACAAGGTATTACTGTAATACTATTACAATAATTATATCAAACGTACATAAAAAATCAATGAGCATGTAATAGATATAATGTACAAAAGAAAAGACACCTAAAGGTGCCTTCCGATTTGAACCACTTTAATTTACTTGATTACGCCACCAGAAACTCCGGACATTGCCATAATATCAATTATTTTATCTGATGCACTAGCGTCTTTTCCGCCTCCATAGTAGGCGTTTAATGCATCAATAAACCAATATGCGTCGGCCGTTACTGATCTACCTGCAGACTTCATCGATTCAATAACTGTTTGAACATATATAAATTTATCATCAAATGATAAATCAACCCAATCCCTACCAGTAGCATTCTTAATCTTTTCTACTTCTTCATTAGCTGAAGAGGAAGTGTCAGTTGAAGGTGGTGTAGTACTGGTTTCAGTTTTGACGGGTTTAACAGGTATTCCATCTTTAGTACTTGCATCGTAAATGATATTACTTTCAAGAAAACTTTTATCTTTATCATCTAAGTGCAGCTCACCGTCAATTGAGGAAAGATAGCCATAATATGCGTAATATTCGTGTTTCTCTGTCTTTAATACAATACTAAGTAATTCACATTTAACACCTTTTCCACAGTATAAATCTCCTGCACCATCTTTACCTTGCGGCTTTCCACCTTGTTTTTCGATGATTTTATTTATGGATAACAAGTATTCATATTGTTCTTTGGGTTGTAAGTTATCAAACGAATCGTTAAGGGAAGCTACGATATCATAATCATAATATGGATTTTCAGCGTTTTGATCTGATTTTTCCAGTTCTTTATATGTTACGGACTTTAGATAATTTTTAATTTCTTTATCCTTTGATATTTCGGAGACAATACTATTTAAATTCTCAGTAGTATGTTCTGGTCCGCCGCAACCTGATAAAACTAACATTGCTGTGATAATAGTTAAAATGACTCTTTTCATAGTTGTCCTCAATTCTTAGTGTTTTTCTAGATGAGATTTGCAAAATGTAAGATTTCTCATCTCATATTAGCAAATGAATCATTTACTGATTGTCATATTTTGTCGAATGTAAATAAAAAAGACACCCTAAGGTGCCTTCCTCCGACTTGAACCACTTTAATTTTAATAATATGTATTGGACGCCAATCCAAATATTATTTTACCATGTTAAGTTATATTGTTCATCGAGAAATATGGTTCATATCTATATTTTATCGATTTAAATAATCTGTCATGAACTCTTCAGCTTCTTTTTTAATTTCTTCTGGAGTCATTTGGTCGACTGGTTTGTAATTCCCGTGTTTATCATAGTTGGCCGAATCTTTCTTAGGATCATAAGTAGATGGCGGGAGTTGTTCTTTAGGAGCTGGTGTTGTTTTTGGTACTGAGCTTGGAACACTTGGAGTAGTAGTTTGTTTACTATCGATTTCGCGTAAAATAGCGAATATTTCAGTGTATTTTCTAGCTGATTTTTGCATCAAATCATGACCCTTGTTAAATTCATTTATATCTTTAGCTGCTAATGCGTCCTTCATAATAAAAGATGCATCTGAGAACCCTTGCATTGCTTCTACCATCGTACTATGTAGGTTGCTGTACTTATTAGGTGCACTAATTGATATCATATCATTTGATACTATTTCGAATCCTCTTAGAGTAGTAATTACTTCTTTTCTCCAGTCTTCATTATCCATCTGTATAGATCCTGAGTTTACAATTTTTAAGTATGTTGTTGTATATGGATCAATATCATTAAACGACTTATCGAGTTTAGCTCTATATTCAGAATCGGTTAAGATTTCTTTTTTATCCTTTGTATTACTAGAGGTTGTTTCACTTGAACTTGCTTTTTCTTCTTTTTCAACAGATTTATTTTCACAGCCAACCGTTAAAATTCCAAGAATAGAAATAATAAGTAATAGTCTCTTCACACACATCACCCCTAATTTTATTTATGTCAGAGAGTAAAATAAAAGCACTCTTTCGAGTGCCTTCAACTATTCTACTTTTAACTTAATTTCTTTACCCATCATACCGCCACGAGCTTTTAATACTAAGCCTTGTGCGTCAGCGGGAACGTCAAAGATGATTTTACCTGTTTGAGTTAAACCAGGGTTAAGTTGTTTTAGGAAGAAATCAGATTTACCGCCGTTACCTACATCAAAAGCAGTTTGAGCTTGTGTAGAGTATTTGAATTCACGATCTTGATTATCAACTAATTTGAAGCTGTTAGCATCAACAGTGATAGCGTCTTTTTGGTTGTTAGTGATAGAGATTTCAACTACTTTAAACACACCTTGCGCTTTTTCACTTAAGTATTGACCACCTACTGAATCTGTTGATTCAACAGAACCTACAGCGATTTTAACTTTAGAAGATTCACCTTCTTTAGAAAGTTCCTTTTTAGGTTCTTCTTTCTTAACTTCTTTTTTAGGCTCTTCCTTAGCAGCTGGAGCTTGTGTTTCTTGTTTCGGATCAGAAGAAGCTTTTTCTTCTTTGTCGTCTCCTCCGCCGAATGCCGCTCCGATAGCACCAAGTACGATTAAAGCAATGATTCCTAAACACCCAAACTTAAAAATTTTACCCATTATGTAGTTCCTCCAGTGATTAAATGTAAGATTTCCGAAACTATCATAACAGAAATAGTTACAACTATTTTGTCATATCTTGTCGAATGAAAATAAAAAAGAGAGATTCCGCTTATGTGAAGATCATTTATCTAGTATTGAGCATTTAATAATTATGATAAGTACAAGCATTGTAAGGAGGTGTGTGCATGAATGATGAAAATGAGTTTTTGAGTGGTGCAGCATTTGATCCTAATTTGTTGGGCCCTACATTGCCACCAATTCCAGCGTTTACTTTACCTACAGGACCTACTGGTCCGACTGGGAGTACAGGTGTAACCGGACCGACGGGAGCAACAGGAATAACAGGTCCAACTGGCATTGGAATTACTGGCCCCACAGGTCCAACAGGAGGAACTGGAATTACGGGTCCAACGGGAGAAACGGGAGCAACAGGTCCAACCGGAATCGGAATTACTGGCCCCACAGGTCCAACTGGAATTGGAATAACAGGACCCACAGGACCTACTGGCACAGCGGGAAGTACTATAGCTTATGGAGCGTTGTATGATAGGTCTACTACACTTCGTACAGCAAATGTAGGCCAAAAAGTAGTTTTCCAGGATCTTGGCCCATCATTAGGAACAAATCTTGATTTATTAAATAATAGTATCCAAGTGTTGAGTGGTGGAATATATGAAATTAATATGGATTTAACAGCAAGACTCTTAAATCGTGATTTAACCCCTGTAGGTACAGTTTTAAAATTTAGGTTATATATTAATGACATTACACCTGTTCAAGAAAGCGAATTCGAAGGTCAAACATTTATAAGTACAAATGTCCCTACAAACGTTTTTAATGCGTATACTATTGGGAAAACAGTATTAATTAGATTAAATGCAAATGATTCATTAAGTATTATAATTGATGTTGCACAAGGAGAAATTTCTTCTTATGGAAATCCATCTTTAGTCGTAACAAGAATTGCAGATTAATATCGGGTGTTAGAGAAAAAATTAATAAAAAGGTAAATAGTAAAAAAGAGAGCCAATCGGCTCTCTTACCACATTTGGTAAAATTATATAAAATTTCACCTCTTTTCATTGGAAAACATTCCTTCTACAATGAAATCAAATCACAGTATATCCTTGTTGTTTTGCAACATTTTCACGTACAATGAAACTTGTTTTGCAAAACGGCCTTGCTGACGTCCATCTAGCTCCTCATAAGCTCGTTGGATGTCATTGAATAACAAACCTAATAGCGCATCTTCTTTCCTGTTCTCGAAGTCAAGAAGAGCATCTGTGGAGGTGTTAAAAAACGACGCAAGCACCTTTAAGCTTTCAAGATCAGGTTCGTGTCGATCAGTTTCCCAATTTTTAATCTGTCCGCGTGATAAACCTGTTCTATCAGATAGTTGTTCTTGCGTTAAATCAAAAGATTTCCTTAAACGTTTAATGTTTTGTCCGACTGTAGTTTTCATAGTTTGAGTATAATAATCGCCTTATCACTATACCATAATTGGTTGATACTCTGACTTTTTAAAATAATTTAGGTATTTTAACAATCTTAATAAATATTTATAGAACAAATGTTTGTTTGATGGTAAAATATGCATGTGGGTACTTGGTACAAAAATATGTAGAATTGCATATTGAGTTCTATGACATCTGAGAAACTATTGATATAAAGCGTTTTTTAAACTTTCTCAACATTTTTCTGATAACCAAACGACTGAATTTTGGAAAAAATATGATATTATGAAAATAATAAAATAAACGGACGTGAAAAAAGACCCACGGTGTAAGTAGTGCTGGTAACACTCTTACACTGCCCCCTAAGTGCCTAGGGAACATTGTCGCGGATCTTGTACATACATATTATAACACATCTTAGATTGAGAGTGACACGTTTTCCTTTATATGTAACAAATTGGGGTTACGTGTCTTTTTGTTCCGGTAAGGAGGAGCAAAATGAAATATTGGTTAGCTAAAATCATTGATGAAATTGATTTTCAAAGAAAAAGCCAAGAAGACGTTGCTAAACATCTCGGAATCAGTGGACCTGCTTTTTCAAAAAACTTATCTGGTAAAAGTGAACTTAATTTTTTAAATATGATTAAGTTAGTGAAAGATTTGTATGAAGACAATGTCGAATTGACTTTTATGGTTAGGGAATTCTGTAAAAAGATGAATGGTAAGAAGAATATCAGAATTGCTATGGAATATGCAAATGCTATAGGAGACTTTGAGTTGTTACGTATAGCAGTACAAAAAGGGTTTAATTCAAATAACACATTAACGAAAGAATGGGCATTTGTATACGAAATGGTACTAATCAGGTTAAAACGATTTTTAAGTGATAAATCTCTGTTAGAAGAATTAAATGAGCGGAAGAAGCACCGTACAGTTAAATCTGATGAGGCTAAAATAATGCTTGATATAATCACGTTCTACACTCTGTACGAATCTAGAGAATACAAAATGTTATTTAATTATTCGGAAATGTTATTGCCTAAAATTGAAAAAATAAGTGATGCTTTTATACGTGATTTATATAGAGTACGAATACAAGAGATTATTGCATATGCAAGTTTAATGGATGAACAAATAGACAAATCTAGAGATATTTGTCATGAAATATTGAATACAGAAGATAATTTTGGATACTTAGATATGTTAAAAGTATCTGCTTTAGGGTGTTTAGGTGAATCATATAGTTTTGATAGCTACGAACAGTCATTGTGGTACTTAAACAAAGGAATAGAATTGTTAAATAAATGTCATTCTCATAGAGCGGTAGAACGGAAGAGAAACTTTTTAAATATGCGTTCTTATATTAGATTGATAAATAAAAAAGATTTACATGATTTAGACATATACGATGTTGGAGAGGTAGCTTTAAAGCACATAATTAATGGGAATGAAAAAGAAGCAGTAAGATTACTTAGAAATGAGGAAAAGGAAAAAGGAAAACTTACCCCAATGAAACTTTGTTATTTAGGAATGGCATTGAAAGATCGATCATTGTTAGAACAATCAATAGAAGGTTTTATTAACGAGGGATGCAAATTTTATTGTAGGTTACCTAGAAAGATATTAGAAGAATTTGATAAATATGGTATAATATTCATGGGTGATGCTAAATGAAAAAAATAATAGTCGTAGTAACAACATTGGCATTAGCTGGAGTGTTATATATTTCTCCCGCTAAAGACCAAAAGGAGCAACCTAAACAAGTAGCGAAGGATGCTCAAACACAAATTATGTTAAGAATGGATCCTGGGACTGGAATTGGTTAATACCAAGAAGCCTAGGTTCTAATATAGATAGATTGAATGCGATTGTCTCATTAATGGGGCAATCGCATTCGTCGTTTATAAGGAGATTAACCAAAAATAAAAAAAAGAATATTAGTTATATATTGTGAATTCTTCACAAACTACTATAAAGATATTGGAGGATGTTGGGGATGACAAGAGATGAGATTTTAAAGGGGTTTTTATTGCAAGCTGATGAATTATCCAATGGTGATGAACAGACACTTGATTCATATATTGAAATGCTATTTAATACAGAGCAAAAAAATAGCCACGCCTCATAAGGAGGTTGGCTATTTTTCCGATTGGTTGTTTAATTTTTCGAATTCTGCCATTAGGTTCTCAGCTTGTTTCATTATCATTTCGCGTTGAGATTCAGGAAGGTTAGATAATCGTTCCTTCATTGCTTTAAATTTTACGTCTAACATTTCGTTTAGATCTGCTTCATCACTTCGTCCTAACAAGAAGTCTGTAGTCACATTAAATACTTCTGCGATTTTTGCAGTTACTTCTCTTGAAGGTTGTTTTTTACCAGATTCGACCTTTGAAACAAAAGATTCACTAACATCTACTTTTTCTCCTAATTCTTTCTGAGACCATTTTCTTTCTTTCCTTAGTTCTTTTATCCTAACGGATAGTATAGGTAACATGATTTTATTCCCCTTTAATAACTGTTTTATATAAAATTTTAATGGTTTTGTTTTACATTAACTATAGTATATATTCTACATAAAACTTGACCACTAGTCCATTTCTTGTTTTTAAAAATAAAATTCAAAACAAATACTTGACCTCAGGTCATGTTAAGTGTACAATGAAAATGTAATCGAGAGGTGAAGCCGATGAAAATAAAAGGGAGCTACGTTAAAGAGCTTCGTAAGAGTAAAAAACTCACGCAGAAGCAACTTGCTGAACTATCACAGATCAGCGAGAGTATGGTTTCGAAGATAGAATTAGGTGTTAAATCAACTAAGATTGAAACATTAAAAAAAATAGCAAATGCTTTATCAACAACAATGGATGACTTAGTAGGGTGAGGTCATTTTTTAAATAACATAAACTTGACCTAAGGTCAATTTAAGTGGGTTTAACTTGACCTTGAGATAATAAAGGAGGAAAGAAAATGAATCAATTACAAGTTTTTAATAACGAAGAGTTCGGCCAGGTTCGAACGGTAATACAAGGTGAAGATGTTTGGTTTGTAGCAAAAGATGTAGCTGAGGTTTTAGGATACAACAATACTTCGAAAGCTATTCAAATGCACGTTGATGAAGATGAAAAAGCTGACCTCCCAATTTGGGATGGCAGACAAAACAGAAATCAGAAAGTGATTAACGAATCTGGTTTATACTCTTTAATCCTTTCAAGCAAGTTACCAAGCGCTAAGAAATTCAAAAAATGGGTAACAAGCGAAGTACTTCCTTCTATTAGAAAACATGGAGCATACATGACAGATCAAGTCCTGGAACAAGCAGTAACTAATCCGGACTTCGCAATCGGTCTTCTCACCAAATTAAAAGAAGAGAAAGAAAAGCTTGCAGCAGCACAACAACAAATCGTACAGCAACAACCGTTGGTAACATTCGCAGAAGCGTGTATGCAGTCGAATGAATCGTTAAAAGTTAGTGAGGTTGCTAAGTTGGCAGCCAAACATGGTATTAAAATTGGGCAACGTCAGTTATTCGCAAAACTTAGAGAATGGAACTTAATGTTTAAACGATCTACTGAACCGACTCAGGCAGCAGTTGAAAAGGAATACTTCGAAATCGCACAAGGTGTTAAACAGAAGCCAAGTGGAGAACCATTCACATGGACAACAACATACGTAACACCAAAAGGACAAGCTTACATCATAGACCGACTGAAGAAAGAACAGGAACAGGAGGCGGTTTAAATGATGGAAGAAAGCACATTATCACTAGCAATCGTAGCAGCAGCAATATGTTTATTCGTATACCTAGTACACCGAATTGATGTATGGGACAAAAAGACAGGATGGTCACGGGATGACAAATAAAGAACAGCGGGATGAATACGAACAAAAGAAACTAGCATGGATCATAAAGGATTTAAGAGCTAAAGGGATACATAACAGCGCAGATAAGGTTGAGGAAATGCATAAGGAGTTTATCACTCTAGCTAAATATTAAAAGCCCTACATGTTGAAGTGCAGGGCGATAAAAAGATAGTAGTTTTAGATTTCGGAAAAAAGAAATCTTGAGGTGTAATTAGCTTAACACATAATTCATTAAAACTCTATATAAAGATTTTATGAAAATAGGAATATTCCGATGCGTGAAAGCATCAGAAAGGGTGAGACCAATGCATCTGCTAGCTAAAAACTAGCATTAAAAATACCTGTACGGGGAGGCACAGGTATCCAAGAAGGGTGTTTCAACAGGTTGATTATATTTTACCAATAACTTAATGAAAATGACAGTTTAAAAATTGAAAATTCAGTCTATTTGGTTGAGAAATAAAAAACCGCCCCCACCAATAGGACGGTTTTAGAGAAACAAATAAATATCCGTACCTACATTATAACATATTTTGTTTCTCTTAGTAAATAAGGAGGAATTTGGAAATGAAAGATGTTTTAGACAAGCAAAAAGAACGTGCAATCGAAACTTTAAAACAAATGTCCGAAAAAGAACAAGACAGCGTAAGGAAGCTAGATATCGACTATGTAATTACAGTTTTAACAAATAAACCGCATGGCGCTATGCCGTTCTAGGAGGATATGAAAATGAAATTATATGAACTTACTTCTAATTATAGAGAGTTACAAATGATGATTGAGGATGGTGCAGATTCATCAGCGTTAGCGGACACATTACAAGCGATCGAAGAAAGTATTCAGGACAAAGTGCAAAACACAGCGTTAGTAATCCGAAACCTTGAAGCTGATGTAGATGCTATCAAAGCAGAAGAAAAGCGCCTAGCGGAGCGCAGAAAAGCAATAGAAAACAATTGTAAGAGCCTAAAAGATTACTTGTATCAACAAATGGTAGCAACGGATTTAAAACGTATCAAAGGAACAATCGTAACAGTAGGTATTCAAAAGAATCCAGCAAGTTTAGATATCGCAGAGGATGCGGTTGTACCGCCAGAATACATGATTCCCCAGCCGCCTAAAGTTGATAAGAAATTATTACTTGCAGCGGTTAAAGATGGAATGCAGTGGGATGGAATTACGTTGAAGCAATCTGAAGGAGTGAGGATTCGATGAACCTTTGGCAAAAGTTAGTCGCAATTCGCAAAGACATAGATGTATTCAAAAAAAACGGGAAAAGTTACGGATATGACTACGTAACGGGTTCTCAAATACTCCACAAAATTAAAAAGAACATGGATGAGTTACAGGTCATCCTAATGCCTAAAATGGGCGAGCATAAAACTTGGCAGTACAGCTATAAAAACCAAAAAGGAAGAGAGATAACAGATTTTGTTATCGAAGGTGACGGATTCTACGAATGGATAAATGCTGAAAACCCTGAAGAGCGAGAAACAATACCCTGGAAATTCTTCGGGCAACAGGACGACGTTTCTAAAGCGTATGGATCAGCGCTAACTTATTCCGAGAGATATTTCTTGCTTAAATTTTTTGGAATACCAACTGACGAAGACGATGCTGATGCGAAAAATCCAAAAGGAAAGCAACCTAATAACAACAATAACAGTCAAAATAAACCGCAGCAAAGCAACGGACAAGCTAATAAAGCATCAGAAAAACAGTTAAAAATGATACACGCAAAAATAGCGCATGTAGCGACATTAACGCAAACGGATAAACAAATGGTTGAAGAAACACTTAAAAATCAAGTTGGATTTACGAGTTTAAGCGAAATTAGCTCGCGATCAGCATCTAAAGCAATACAAGTATTGTCTGGTTGGGAAACGCAGTATAGCCAAGCGGGATAAGGAGTGAAAATATATGTCACGTAAACGTAAAGACATTTCGAACCAGAAATTTGGTTTTCTAACGGCAATTGAATACAAAGGGAATAGTTTTTGGGAGTGTGTCTGCGAATGTGGCAACAAAAAATCATTCCTAAAACACCATTTAGAAAAAGGAATTGTTCAAAGTTGTGGATGTCAAAAATCTAGACTTCTTAGTGAAGCGAGGTCAAAAGGGAAAAAATATAACAAAAGGCTTAATAAGATTTTTGATGGTATGAAGCAACGCTGCTCTAATCCTAACACTGATTCTTATAAGCATTATGGAGGAAGAGGAATTCGAATTTGTGATGAGTGGTTAGAGAGTTACGACAACTTCTATTGGTGGGCCGTTAACAATGGTTACGAAAATGATTTATCAATTGATCGCGTTGATGTTGATGGTGACTATTCGCCAAGTAATTGTAGATGGGTCCCTCAATCATTTCAACAAAGAAATAAGCGGAATACAATCCGTGTAGAAATCGATGGAGAAATGCTGACATTACCCGAAATAATGGAGCGCTATTCATTGAAAAAGGCAACGGTGTTCGATAGATATTACAAAGGATATAGAGGTAAAGCTCTAATAAGTAAACCGGGCGCATTGAGACATAACCAAAAGGGAGAGCTAAAAGATGTTCATTAATGAAGATAAAAAATCGCGTGTACTTTTGCCCTCTTGGGTGTGGAAGGGTGCACGAAATGAAAAAGAAGTAAAAACGAAGGCGATTGAGTACATTACTCCCGATCGCTATCCAGGATACAAAGTGATTAAGGTTCAAGGCGCCATAGCAGTATGCGAAAGGGAGAATGCATGATGTTTAAGATACCTGTCAGACGTGGATCAATGAAAGAAATGCTAATAGCAGTGCGTGATTTAGAAAAACGAGGTTATGACTATGTAACGTCAATCAAGCGAGTGTATAGAGCAGAAAGAACTTTTCATTACGAGGGTAATTTCAAGGGGAGAGACAAAGTTCGGTTTACTGGCATGGAGGACTCAGTTAGTTATGAATGTTGGATGAAGAAGGTGAACTAAATGAGTAGTAACATATTTCAACTAGAAACATTTGCAAGAAGCGGATATATGGTACGGCTCGCTTATGTAGATATAACTGGTGATTTAATCGCTGGAATTTTATTGGGACAAATCGTTTATTGGTACATGCCTAATGAACAGGGAAAAAGTAAGTTGCGAGTAAAAAAGAACGGAGAGTTTTGGTTAGCAAAGAGCCGTGAAGATTGGAAAGAAGAGATTCGCATTACACCGAAACAGTATGATCGAGCTATTAAAATACTAATCGAAAAGGGATTTGTGGAAGTGAAGAAATTTAAATTTAATGGCGCTCCTACAAATCACATTAAGTTAAATATTTCCGAAGTTACCGAAAGGGTGAAATGGATTTTAACCTTTGGGGAAATTCCAAATTCCCCTTTGGGTGAAATGGAACTTACCGAAACGGTAAATTCTTTAACAGAGAATACTACAGAGACTACAACAAAGATTACTACATTAAAAGATAATATGTCTTCTGACCCAAAAGAACGGTCAAAAGACTGCATCCCTTATGAAGATATCGTTTCTTATCTTAATGAACAAGCGGGTAAATCTTTTAAACATAAAACAGCGAAAACTAGATCGTTAATCAAAGCTAGATTCAAAGACGGTTTTACTATAGATGATTTTAAACGGGTTATTGATATTAAAACAGCGCAATGGTTAAAAGACTCCCATATGAACCCGTATTTACGACCAGAAACGTTATTTGGTACTAAATTTGAAGGTTACTTAAATGAAAAAATAAAAGGAGTGGGCTCTAATGCAAGCAGCGGCGGTGTCAATGGCAAAGATAATAGCTTCATCAACAAATATGACTTTACCAAAGGTCGCAAATGAAAGATGTGATTTATGTAGACGTAAAAAGTTCCTTGATGAAAATAACAAAGCCTACTGCTGGCATTGTAAAGAGATTGCACCTCAGGACGTTCAGTTAGCTCAGGAAACGCTTGTAATACAAAAAAGGAACCAAGTTATTAGTTTATACGATTCATTTGCAGACAACAGTTTAATCAACGACAAATTAAAGAAAGCTACTTTTGATAATTATGTACCTCCTACAAAGGATTTATCAGATGCAAAAGAGACAATCATGAACTTTGTTTCTACATACAGCAAAGAAGATCCAACGAGCATGATTATTACAGGAGATTACGGAGTTGGTAAAAGTCATTTGTGTGTAGCAGCTACAAAAGAATTAATGAAACGTGGATATAGCGCAATGTTCATTCAAATGAATAAGTTGTTCACAAAAATAAAGTCTACATGGAATAAAAATAGCGAATTAACAGAGGACAAGCTTATGTCACTTCTTGCTAAGGTAGATGTTCTTATTATTGATGACTTTGGAGCAGAATTCACGGAAAAAGATAAAGAAGGCGTTACATGGAAGCAAACGAAAACAAACGAAATTGTAGATAGTCGAATTGGGAAGAGCACTTTATTCACAACGAATTTCAGTGTAGACCAGTTAGCTGAAATGTATGGAGAACGTGATTTTAGCAGAATGATGGAAAATGCGGAAATGCTAGAAATGTTTGGTGATAATTATAGATTACGAAATTTCAAGAAGGGGGAATAAACAATGTGTGCATGTAACGGTACTGGAGTAATTCAAAACGACATTGGAACGGGTATGTATCAGTTTGGGCCATGTATTTGCGAGGCAGCGAATCAGACACCTGAAGAGGTAGATAGAAAGCGTCATGCCGTTATGGCGGAGCTAAGAGAAATCCATAAATTACAACTGGAGGGGAAATGGGATGCCAAGACTTGGAACGGATTTGGAAAAGGAAAATTACACAATGGCGTTGCAGCAGAGGAAGTACATGAAGAAGTCGCGTCGTAACTTATATATCGCTTTAGAAGAATTGGACCTGGTATTTGATGAAAGTGAAGTTACTAGATTGCAAGAAATGTGGAAGGAAGACAAAGGAATCCTTGAAATTGCAAAAGAGTTGGGAAGACACCAATTAGAAATCGCAGCATTGATTATGGATCAGGCTGATAAGAATAAAATTAAATCTCGTTCAATGGGGTTAGGGGCATGAAACAACTAACACTGGAGGATGTAGTCGGAAGTCTTGATTATACTGCAACAAATACAGCGGAAAAGTTCTTGAAGCGTAATAGCGTTATGACGTATTCAATAGAGTTTTACGACAAAAATGAGAAGTGGAAGCTTCGTTGGTTTGAGGCGAAGTCCGAGAGCGAAGCTATAGAAATGGCTAAACAGAAATACGGAAAGATACAAATTATCACTACGTATATTTCTGATAGAACCTTAGAAGAAATAATGAATTTGGATTAGGAGACATAGCGTTATGACGTGTGATCAAATCGACTAGATTCAGGTAATTATATTATGAATCTAATAGTCTCATAAAAGCGTTATTTAATAGAATTTTGAGAAAAAGCGATGATCATTAAATCGCTCCATGATTTATGAGCATCGCTTATGTATTGAAAAGCTATTCAGTTATTTGAAATATAGTTTCATCAGGTCTGGAGAATCCATACAATTTCCTTGCGAACTGTAAAATACCTTCTTCACTCTCTGTTAAAGTTTTAATATCGTTTTCAAAATAGCGTCCTATAAGTTTTACTTCAGATAATCTTTTCTTTTCTTTATTCAGTGTAATTTGTTTTTCTTGAATCATTTGTTCTTGCTTATAAATGCAGATTTGAATGGAAATAGCCATAGGTAGCATAAAAGCAAGCGCTAATAAAAGACGACGTCTTAGCTTTTTATTTGTTTGTTGATTCTTATTAGGATTAATTTGTTTTTTTGAGATTGATTGTTGAGGTGGTAAATTTGGGACGCTCCCCATTTTAAAGCCTCCATTACTTATGTATAGAATTTAAATTGCTAAAAGTATTATATATGCAAAATAGATAATTTTGAACCTATTTAGGTAAAGTGGGGGAGAATTTAAATAGAATCCTTATTAAAAAAAGAAGCCCTAGGATTAGGGGGCTAGGGCTTCTTGTGTTGGTATAACTCACACGACTTTATAAAAAGAATAGAACGTACTGAAGATAACACATGAATGTTTCATAAATGTATCAAAAAAGTGAATAAAATCGTAATTTGAATAAAAAAATGGCTCTTACTATTACGTAAAAGCCCCACGAACAGAGAAAAAGTCGTTTGTGAAACCATATGGGAATCACAATAATATTTTAACACCTAAATATATAGTTGTCTATATGTCTTGGGTTGTGATAGAACTGAACAAAAACGCTATTTGGCACAACAAAGCAGCTAGCTGAAGTAGCTAACTGCCTGCTGTAAATACTATTCCACATGAATACGTGTAACCACAAGTTACAGTTATAGCATAAACAGATTTGAAAATGTTATGCAGGAAAGAAAACTAAATAAAAACTTCATTTTGTATTAATTCGGAATATAAAAAGAGCACTTAGTAAAGTGCTCTCGTGACGAGACCCATTTTATAACGACTATTTTATATAGAAAGGAACTCAGAATATTATATGTGAGTCCAATTAATTGAGTGCTTTTTACAAATAAAGAGCAGCTAGCAAAAGCTAACTGCTTTGTTGTCCAACAAGAGCATCACCACAATGCTTTGTAACTTAAAAGTTACAGTTATAGTATAAACAAAATTGAAAATGTTATGCGGGGAAAGCTTAATAAAAATTTCATTTTGTAGAAAAGGGGAATGGATTGATATGTACGATAAAGAGAAAGTTTACGATGAGGAAATTGCACCATTATTGCAGCAAATCTTAGAAATATGTAAAAGAGAAGAGCTTCCAATGGTCGCACAGTTTTATTTAGCAGGAGAGTCACCATATAACGAAGAAGCAGTTACACCATTATATTGTTCTTCAGTAATAATTCCAGGTGGACGTAATGAAGAGGAAGGTATTAAGCAATTACAATCAATCAACCAAATTATGAAATATGGAACTAATGGGCCACCAGTAGTAATGACGGCGATGATCCGAAAATAAAAAGAGCAGCTAGCAAAAGCTAACTGCTCATCTCCAAGGGGGAACAAGGAGAAAGGTTAGGGACTTCATTAAATGGGTTTTGGCTATCGCCTATCTATATTATTGACGGAATATTGAGTTTTATTCAGAGGGGAACTAATTATGTAGGTTACATGAGAAGTCCTATTAGCATCCAGGCTGCTCCGAGTAGAATTAAGGATTCGAATGTAATCCAAAACTTTCTTTTTTCTGGTTTTTTAAATTCTTTAATTACAGAAAATATAGCACTAATTCCTACAAGAGTGAAAAGAGCAATTCGGATTGTTTCAGTCATTTGTATCACCACCTAAGATTTGAATAGTTTAATTATATATTAATTACCGTTTTGTGGAAAATAAATAAAATAATCCTTTTACGAAAAAAGGCCCCGTTGTCTCCAACAGGACCTTTCCTAAAATGGCAAAGAGTAACTCTTACCTTACTCTTCCGCTATATAATACACAAAATACTTAAAAATTTGTAGAACAAGAAATTCCAATATAATTATTTGGATATATAAAATAAATGTTTTTTAACGGAATGGAACATCAGGAATTAAATTACAAATGTTGATTTATCAATGAATATTAATGGTGGGATAGAAAGTGATGATTAATAAAGAAATATTATGATAATAAAATATGAAATATTGCATATTCAATTGAAGTAGAAAGCGAGGAATAACAATGGGACTAGGGAATCGCGGAATGGCTTTTGAGAAGCTTATCAATTTATCGAATGAAATGTATCAAAGAGGGGGAGTGGCGCTTATAAACAAGCGTCCGACTCCTGTGAAGGTGTTAAAAAGTAAAGGTGGCCGTGTGTTGAATGGATTCTATGAAGCTAAAAGTACAGTAGACTATGACGGCGTGTATAAAGGACGAGCTATCGCATTTGAAGCGAAATCTACAGAGAATGCTACAAGATTTGATTTAAAGAACATTGCGCAGCATCAATTGGATTACCTGGAGAAAGCGGAGAAAATGGGAGCGATTTGTTTCTTCCTTATAGAGTTTAGCAAGGATAAGTCAGTATTTGTAGTACCACTGTCAGTCATTCAATCTTATGTAAGGATGTCGCAACAGCCAAAAGGTAAGAAGTCGATTCCAAGAGCAGATTTTGATATTTATGGGTATTTAGTAGAACAGACGAAACGAGCGCCGGTTGATTACTTACAATACGTTGATGAAGCAGTAGCACCAGTTATGTTTGATGGAATGATTCAGTTTGATCAGGACCATAAGAAAGTAGCGAATAACATAGAAGCAGCAAAAGAGAAGATGGCTAACAAGAAACACAAGTTATTAAAAGCTTAATGGATAACGGAACCATGCAGAGTGGATTGGTGGGGGCTACTTTACTAAGCATGTTTCCCTTATTCAACAAAGAGAGAATAAAATTTCACGTACCTGATGTGAATGTAAAAACTAAAATTCAGAAATAGGGGGATTACAGATGGAGCAATTAGCATTCTTTCCAGAAATCACGAATGAGGAGTATAAAAAGATACAGAAGATAGTAGCAAAAGAACTGTTCAATTATAAAGCTTTAGAAGTTCGCATGAAGAATCAAGAGGAGTGTGTAAGCGAAAGTATACAGTTGTTTCCTGAACTTCGTGACACAAGGAAGTTGAATGATTACAAGTACAAACAAATTAAAAGGGCATTAGAACATTCTTTAGATATTGAACAGAGAGAGATCATAGAGCGGAAATATCTGAAAAATACGGGGTGGGTAAGTGATAAGAATGTAAAGGCACAAATGATGTTACAGAATGATTGGTTTTATTTCCAAAAGAAAAACGCAATTATGGCGATTGCTACGGCGTTGAGAATTATTTAATAACAAAAGGGACTTCATTTTCACTTTAAGTCCCTTTTGTTAAGTCCTATTTATGTAAACCTTTAGCCTTGAACTCTCTCCATATATCATCTATGAAATGCCACGCGTGATAATATTCATTGCTTTTCCGAATAATTTCTTTATATTCAGGATTGTTATTGAAAAGTCGCGTGATGTAAGTTTTCCTAGAAAGAGAATTTGTTGCAATTTTAAAATCTGGATCTGTAAAAATAAGATCTTTTAACTTATGTAATTGTGTATCATTTTCTTGACGGTGTTTCATTTCTAGTTTTTCTAATATATCATCCGGTAAATTTTCTATTGTAGATTCAACTATATCAAATAAGGTCTCTTCATAAATGGAAGGGTCATCATCTTTAATTGTTTCATTATAGAATAAAAAGCCATCATTTATATAGTACATTGATAAACTGTAAGGCTTTTTAAAATCGATTTCATTTATTGCTTTATTATGTTTGGAAATCTTTAATTTTACTTGTTCTTCTATCATTTCTCTATACTCTTCATATTTATCATGTCCCTCGTACATGTACAAGTCTTCTTCATTAATAATATACTCTTCTTTGGATTCATACTCGTGTTCAAAAAATAGTAATTTATTTTCTATATGTACATGAAATTCTAGAAATTCTTTTAAATCTGGGATTTCTATTTTGTTCATTACTGTATCTAAATCTACATTTCCTTTTATAAGGGTGACTCCCATGTTTTGAGCGTGAGTTTTTAAATCTTCTCGTGACAATATTTGTTCTGCCATAATTTTTAACCTCCAAAATTCTAAATGTTTACTAGTAAATTCTACTTGTATTCCTAATTAATAACAAATAAATATCCAAATTCATTTTTCCCTGAAAACACCGATAAATAGCCGATAAAGTAGTGAGAAAGAGGAGGATAACTAGATGCTTGAAGCAACGTATCATTATCTTACAAGCTCATTAACGAGCTTTAAACAGCCCTTTGACAACCGCATATCGAAGAGGATTAGTACACCTATAAGTGAAACGTTCTTATGCGAGAATGTCACGGTAACGTATACCGCATAGTAGGGCGGGCAAGGCGGTACGAACCCGCGTTAAGACGAAAAGACCAACGATTGTATAACAATGACATATTCCAGTGTGGCGGGTGTGAGATAACTCGCATTCGTCATGCTGTTTCTATTATATTTACCATTCAGCTCAGATGCGTCCCTGGGTTGATAGTGAATATAAGTCTATTACTCTCTGTTGTTTGTTTCTGGAAATGGAATGGGGTGGTTTATTTATGATTAAATGAACATCACGTTTATTGAAAGAAAACAAATATTAAAATAGGCATCTTCTTCACCAATTTGGACGAAATGATTTACACTTTCAACGAATTACTCACATCTTTCGTTGTGCAGAGAGCTTCCGCTCTTTGTTTGAGCTAATACAACTGAACTTCCCCCTTAGTTCTATGTGTTGGTTCAAACAGGGGGACGGAATAAACATATTCCCTCTGGATATAATCACGTTATCAAGCGAAATTGGCCAGCAAAGGTGAAAATGACATTAAGTAGCTGAAGTATTGAGCCGGCTCTACGGAGTATAAACGAGAGGGTCTTTTCCTTCTCTAAGCAACCGAACACGATAACCAGGATAGCCAAAGAGCTAAAAACCTGAGCCACATTGTATGTATCGGTTGTTTTGAGAAGGTTGAGAGTACTCAGCCTTGATCTAAGAGAAACTTTGCCATTTGTTTTCTCTCTTCCATCCCCTTAAAAGCTGTCACTTAGGTGGTGGCTTTTTATTTATATATTCCAAAAGGAGAATTTTAATTTTTGTCGAATATATGAATTGATAAAGGAGTGATGGAAAATGGAAACACAAAAAGCAGTATTTACTATGGTTAATGGTGAAGAAATTAACATTAATACCTTGCCATATCAATCGGAAGAAGAATTTTATGAAGCCATTTCTACTAAACAAGGCAGATTTATACGTTTTGGTAAGAGGTTAATTAACTTGGATAATGTCATTGATGTATCATTGGAACTTCAAGACTCATATGCAAATCAGCCTGTTGATTTGAGCCATGTATTAAATGATATTAAATTAGAAGACGATAACGAGAAGTGATTTTTAAAGCATCCAAAACGGGTGCTTTTTTCTTTGTTATATAGAAATTACACATTAAACGTGAAGCTGAACAAAATGTTTATGGTGTTGTCATGAATGTCATGAAACAACATTTTATTATAAATGGGAAATTATTTAGGAAATATCAAAACAAATTCAAAAGCAAGGAAAAAATATAAAAGATATACTTAGGGAGAGGAGATAATAAGGGGAGGTAATCGAATGGATAAGGAAAGAATCTGGAACGATATACAAAAGGTACTAATAAGATGTAGCGTAGCACCGACTATGCATAATCAAGAAGATGCTGAGGTAGTAGAAGTCAGTAATGAATATATACATCTAAAGTTAAAAGAGAAGACGCAAACTAAAAATAGAGATTTAATTTTGACTAAGGTGGATTTTATCAAGACCTTAACTAAGCTTGAGGAAAAAAGAGAAGGGTTAAGAAGGAAAGATCTAAATGGTCGTAAAGCCCGTTACTTATTAGGAATATTAAACTTACTACCTGAATTTCAAGTTGTAGATAGAGAAGTTTTTGAAAAAGGGCAATCTAGAAACAAAAAGTTTTTAGTATATATTTAGATATGGAAGGCGCTGCTGTGAACTGAGTGGCGTCTTGTTTGTTATTAAGGAAAGATAAGGATTAACAAAACAAACGAACACAACGAACGAAAATACCTGAGACTATAGCCTCAGGTAAGCTTGTACAATTAGTAAAAACAATTCTACTAATGTAACGATTGGAATATCGGCTTTGACCTTAACTTGAATTTCTATTTTCATAGTAAAACCTCCCTAAATTTTAGTTCATATATAGAGTAGTGAAAGGGGGACATTCTGCACAAAAGTATAGATAGTTAACAAAGTGAAGTTTATGCAGGAAATAACGGTGATTAGGTGCTGAAAATGGCGTTTTTAAGCCAATGTATAAAAATATGAATACCTCTTATTCATCGGGAATTAAGAAAACGCTGATACCAAGGTATTTCCTATCTATCTAAGTTACATAATGCAAGTTATCGGCAGTCATTCTGTGTATATTATTCATTTCCCTGTATAAATTAGTTTTCGTTATAGATTTTTAAAAAATAAGATTCTTTTGAGGTGATTTCGTGCTGATCTATACAGTTTTGATGTGGGACCATGCTGATACGGATATTATGTTAGCGACTGCGGATAGGGAAGAAGCGTTAAAAGAATTCGAATCATGTGTAGCATTCTCTTTGCAGGTTTGGGAAAAAGGTGAAGTGCTAATTGAAATGATAAATAGTGAAGGTGAATACTTTGCTGATGGTGGATTAGAAAGATATCCAGAAAAAGGACATCGGTTATTTAAAGAGATAGTAGAACAATTACGGTAGCGAATCTGCTGCTTTTTTAGTTTATAAAGAAAAAAGCCCATGCGGGGCTAGATACTTTTCTTCATGCCGCATTTACGACATTCTCTTAAATAGATGAAATTTTTAACGGAACTTTTAAATGCGGTATTTCCGCAATTATCACAGCGACCGCTGATTTTATCAGGATGTTCTGTGTATGTGTATATCTTGCTTAGATCGTACTTTTGTTCAGGTTGTTTATTCTCCATTAGTTTCACCTACATATCAATCTGAATTAATACAGCTTTATCATAATAACATGAAGCGTTCATATAATGGATGTTTTTTTATTTTACAAAAAGAACCCGATGAAGTTCGGGTCCTTTTCAGAAGTGATGATGTATTCTCGGCTTGGGAACTGAGAAAAACACAAAAATATAATACATCGAGTTTTAGAGAATTTCAAGACTAAATTAGGGATTACCATGAGGGGGAGTTATAACGAGTTTCTTCCTATTAATATAGAAGGTGGTGGGTGATGTGAAGTGAAACAAAAACACGAGTTAGCTCAAGAAGATTACATGCAAGGTATGAAGTATAAGGAACTGGCCGAGAAATATGAGGTTAGTATTAATACAATTAAGTCATGGAGAAAAAGGCATGGTTGGAATCGAAAAGGGGTGCACCCAAAAGATGAAAAAGGATGCACCCAAACCAAGAAAACAGGTGCACCCCTTGGCAATAAGAATGCAGTGGGTAATTCGGGTAACAAGAACCCTAAATGGGGTAATAAGAATGCAGTAGGGCATGGTCCGCCAAAGGGGAACCATAACGCTATGACGCACGGTTTCTTTCGAAAACACTTTCCAGAAGATGTGGCTGACTTAGCTGCTGAAATCATGGAGAAGAATCCGATTGATATGTTATGGGAAAACATAACGATTCAGTATACGGCTATTATTAGAGCGCAAAGATTGATGTTTGTTAAATATCAAGAAGATACAACGAAAGAACTACGAAAGAATAAGGTTACTGAAAGTGGATTCGAAGAAGAATGGGAAATTCAATTCGCTTGGGATAAACATGCTACCTTCTTAAATGCACAATCGCGGGCAATGACTACATTATCACAGCTAATAGAAAGATTCGATAGGCTAGCGAGTGTTGATGATAAGAGAAGATTAGAGTTAGATAAACTGAAAGCTGACATAGAGAAAACAAAAGCCGATACCGCTCGTATTAAAGGCGAAGATGGTGAAGAATACGAAGATGATGGTTTCAAAGAGGCGCTAGAAGGCAAGGTAGAGGAAGTGTGGGATGACCATGACGACGATTCCGAAGCGTAAAAAGAAACCTGCTCCATTCAAATTCAAACCATTCTCCAAGAAGCAGCTGAAAGTATTAACCTGGTGGAAGCATAACAGTCCCGTTAAAGAGTATGACGGGATTATTTGTGATGGTTCCATTCGTGCGGGTAAAACAGTTTCAATGGCTCTATCCTACGTTATGTGGGCAATGGAATCATTCGAAGGTGAGAACTTCGGTATGTGTGGTAAAACGATTGGTTCGCACCGTCGTAACGTTATAACGCCACTTAAAAAGATGCTGAAGTCTCGTGGGTATAAGGTTAAGGACCATCGAAGTGAGAATATGCTTACCATTACTAAAGATGGCGTAACGAACTTTTTTTATATCTTTGGTGGTAAAGACGAAGCGTCGCAGGATCTTATCCAGGGTAGTGATGCCCTCCGCTATAGTAATATGGCGGCAAACATCGGGCAAAATCGGCAGACACTAAGTTTCTTTTTGAAGGTATAACACTAACTGGTTGCTGTGTAGTATAATTATTACATAACAAAGGTGGTGTTATTAATGAAAGATTTAACGGGTGAAGTGTTTGATATGATTACAGTTTTGGGGTTCTCTCACTTTCAAGGTGAAGGGAAACGTAAACGTGTGTTTTGGAAATGCAAATGTGAATGTGGTAAAGAATTTGTTAGAAGAGCAGATCAAATAAAAGCAAAAAATATTTACAAAAGTTGTGGATGTTATCGTGAAAAGATATTAGCTACTAACAATTTCAAGGTGAATAATCCTAATAAAAGTCATGGATTATCTGGAACGAGGTTATACAAGATATACAGCAAGATAAAAGAGAGATGTTTTTACGAAAAATACCCAGAATATCATTTGTATGGTGGCAGAGGTATTACTATGTGTGATGAATGGAAAGACGATTTTATGAACTTCTACAATTGGTCTATTAATAACGGATATAATGACTCACTTTCTATTGATAGAATTGATTTTAATGGTGATTATGAACCAAATAATTGTAGGTGGGCAGACGACATCACACAAGGAAACAATAAGCGAAATAACATCGTATTAACACATAACGGTATGACCATGACAATGCCAGAATGGGCTAGGTATTTAAACTTACCATATTCAGTATTAGCGAACAGACGAAAGAAAGGTAAAACTGTAGCAGAAATATTAGACCCTGTTAAAAAGAGATAAGTGAATGCCGAGGTAAACGAGTAGATTGCGAAAGGCTATTCGTCACCGTAGAGCGTAGAGGGTGAATAAATATAATCCCTCCAAGAGTGCCCGACAGCCAATATAGGTTGTCTTTTTTATTGGTTGAAAACGTACGCCGAACTTATAGGAAACTATAAGAAGCAGAGGATAAAAAGCCTTTGCGGTAACAAATAGATCACTTTAGCGGGATGCTTCTTTGATGAAGTAGTACTTATGGTTCGTTCATTCGTTAACCAAGCGACTGGCCGTTGTTCTGTAGAAGGTTCAAAAGTATGGTTTAACTGTAACCCTGGTGGGCCATATCATTGGTTTAAAACAGAATGGCTGGATAAGGCGAAAGAAAAGAACTTACTACACATTCGCTTTACGATGGATGATAACTTATCGTTGTCTGAAAAAGTAAAACAACGTTATTACAAGATGTATAGCGGGGTTTTCTTTAAACGATATATATTAGGGTTTTGGGCAGCTGCTTCGGGTCTTATATTCGATATGTTTGACGAGGATAAGCATAAAGTTCCTACGATTCAAAGGGAATACATTGAATACTTTGTTTCCTGTGACTATGGTACGCAGAACGCTATGGTATATGGTTTGTGGGGTAAATGCATCGAAAAAGGTGAAGAAGTATGGTACAAGGTGAAAGAGTACCGTTATAGCGGTAGAGAAACAGAAAAGCAGAAAACAGACCAGGAATACTACGAGGATTTTGAAAAATTCGTAGGAGATTTGCCAATCCGTGGCACTGTAGTTGACCCGTCCGCTGCTTCATTTATAGCTTTATTAGTTAGAAATAAACGAAAAGTATATAAGGCCCGAAATAATGTTAAAGAGGGTATTGGTAATGTCGGTGTTGCGCTAAACACGGGCATTATTTATTTTAACGATTGTTGCAATGAAACATTTAAAGAGTTCGCTTCTTATATATGGGATGAGAAATCTGTAGAACGTGGTGAAGATAAGCCGCTGAAAGAGAATGATCACCATATGGATGAAACAAGATACTTTGTTAATACCGTTATTTATGGATTACGCAAAAAGAAGAAAAAGAAAAGAGGTGAAGCAGCTTAATGACGAAGAAAAGACAAGTTAGTGCAAAGGTAATTAAGGCAGCAGGAACAAGTGCTCAAGTATTATCTCGCCAGCAAGAAAGTGAGAATGAAAAATACGCTGTAAATGGCATTATTGAACCACCTTATAGAATAGAAGACTTACAGCAGATTAGAGAAAATAGTACGATTCTTGGTCAATGTATTGATGCTTACAAGCGAAATATAGCTGGATTTGGTCATGAAATGAAGTATAAACAAGAAGATGACCAGGAAACTCCTGAAATGAAGGCAGAGTGGACGCTAGTTGATACAGAAATTATTCCTTTATTTAGTTTTGACAAGCCATTCAAAGAGATTCTTGAAACTGGTATTGATGATAAAGAGACGACTGGCAATGGTTATATAGAAGTTATTCGTAATTTAGAGGGAAAACCCGCTGAATTAATAAATATGTTACCGCAGTACATGAGAGTGACACGTAAGGATAATAAACCTCAAGATGTAACGTATTTAGTAAATGGAAAAGAAATTAAGCGTAAGAAGGTATTCCGTCGCTATGTACAACGAGTTGGAGCGGTAGACACTTACTTTAAAGAGTTTGGCGATCCACGTTTCTTAAATAAAGAGACTGGTGAGTTTTCCGAAGTTTCGTTAGGGGAGAAAAATGCTACTGAAGTTCTCCATTTGAAGATTGGAAATGGGCCATATGGCATTCCACGTTGGGTGTCCCATGTTGTTCACATGGTTGGCGCAAGGAAGGCGGAAGAATTAAATCTTCGCTACTTCAAACAAGGGCGTCATATTCCCATGGCTATCTTATTAAAGAACGGGATTCTATCAGAAGATAGTGAAGCAGCCATAGCCGACTACGTTTCGAATGTTGAAGGCGAGGATAATCAACATAAATATCTTTTGTTACAAGTAGAAAGTGCTGAAGAAGGCATTGTAGGTGACACCCCAACGCCAGTGGATATTGAACTTAAATCGTTAGCGGATATCCTGCAAAATGATGCTCTATTCCTTGAGTATGATGAGAAGTCACGTCAAAAGGTACAATCAGCATTCCGTCTTCCTGATGTATATGTAGGGTATATTCGTGATTTTAACAGAGCAACTGCTGAGTCTGTACGAGAGATTACAGAAGAGCAAGTATTTGAACCGGAGCGAAGTGCTTTGGAATATATCATTAATAATGTACTGCTTCTCCCATACGGATTAAAACACGTATATGTGAACCTACGTAAGTCAGAAATTAGTAATACGGAAGATATGGTTAAAACCATTGAGGTACTGGCTGATAAGGGTGGCTTAACATTCCAAGATATACGTAACATTGCTAGTAATATGCTAAATAAAGAATTCTCGGATTATGATATCCCAGAAGCAGACCAACCAGTTGCTTTAGTTTTAGAAAGACATCGTAAGGTAAGTGGCTGGGAGAAAGGGTTAAATGAGAAGTTACAAAAATCAGCTGATAATAATTCAAACGAGGACTTAGTCAATGTAATGAAAGACTTACGTGACATACTGGAGTCGATGCAAGATGCAGAAGATTGATAAGTTATTGGATTCGTTGAATGAGTGGATTGAAAAGGCTGATACTGACGATTTCACTGCTGCATTACCTGCTGATCTAGAAGTGTTGGACATGTTACCAGGATATGTTGAGGAATTTGAAAAAGAAATTGCTAAACTGCTCCGAAAACAGAAGAAATACTTTATAGATGGAATTAAGAACTATACGAAAAAGGATGCTGTAGAAAAGGGTATCAAGATAAAGGATATTATTAACTTTGTTACTGGTAGCCTATTCGGAGCAGATACTTTTGCCAAGAGCTTGAGCAAAGTAGCGAGGAAGTTTCTTAATTACACGATGAAAGATATGACGAAAGCTTTCATGGATGCGATTGACCCAGATATACAGTTTAATATCTTCTCAAAACGTACTACAAAGTGGATTGATAGTTGGTCTGATGAATTAGGTAAGATCATGAAGATTAACTCTCACAAAGCTGTAGAGCGTATTTTAAACGATGGATTGGAGAAGGGGAAAGGCATAAAAGAGATAGCAAGAGAACTTGCGAAACTTCCGGAATTTGATCGGAAGAGAGCGAAGACTACAGCGCAGACAGAAGTACTCGCTGCATGCTCTGCATCTCAATTTGAATCCTATCGCCAATCCCCTGCGGTTACAGGTAAAAAGTGGCGTCATAGCGGTGCAAAGAATAACCAACCACGTGACAATCATGTGGCGTATGACGGTACAACGGTTCCGGTAGAGGAAGAATTTGAATTACCTGGATCTGATGAGAAATGTATGTTTCCTCGTGATAGCTCTTTATCTGCTAAAGAAAGAGTGCGTTGCAAATGTGTTATGTCTCCTGTGGTAGATAACAATATATTAGGCCTATCTGAAGAAGAGAAGCAGAAGATTAGGGAAGAAACTTTAAAGGAGTTGAGCAAGAAATGAAAACTTCTAAATTTAAGATGATTCATATTTGAAAGGAGGTGAACAAATGAAAAAACGTAAGCTGAAGAACTTGCAGGTTTCACATGTCTCTTATGTAGAGAATGGAGCAAACCAACGCAAGTTCTTTTTAACGAAATCAGAAGAACAACCAAACTTCGAGAAGCCTGTGAAGGTTATTAAGTCTGATGATGAAGCAGAACGTCTTGTATATGGGATTGTATATGAGCCGGATACAATCGATGCTCATGGAGATTTCGCAGATGCTAAGACAATTGAAAAGGCTGCGCATGAGTTTATGCTTAAATACCGCCAAATCGATAAGAATCACGACTTTGTAGCAGGGGTTGGAGAAGTTGTTGAATCATATATTGCACCTGCTGATATGGAGCTTAATGGCGAACCTGTAAAGAAAGGTACATGGATCCTTACTACGAAAGCAGATGAGGAAACATGGGAAGCTGTTAAGAAAGGTGAGTTCCAAGGCTATTCCCTTGCAGGAGTCGCTGAAACAGAAGTGATTGGGGAAGAAGTAACTAAAACTGAAGAGAAGCAGAAAGAATCCCTTTTTCAATTATTGAAGGGATTTTTTAATGGGCAAAAACAAGCTGAAGTTGCTAAAGAAGAGGAAACATTCCTTTCAGTGGTAGAAAAAGCTGGGAAGAAAATTAGCGTTCCAAATATGGCTGATATAGATGCAGCTATTGAATCATTAACAAATCTAAAAACACGCGTCATGCCGTTACAGGAAGGCGCAGGAAGTGAGGAAAGCAATATGGAGTTTAACCAAGAACAATTTGAAAAGACATTAACTTCAGCAGTAGAAAAGGCTGTAGGGCCAATCAAGGAAGAATTAGCTTCTGTTAAGAAACACCTTAATCTTGATGAGGAAAAAACAGAAGAGGATATCAAGGTAGAGAAAGCTGTAGAAGCTGCTACTGCTCCACTACGTGAAGAAATTGAAGCGTTAAAGAAATCTCAGGGTATTAGTAATCAGCAAGATACTGATGTTGTTGAGAAAGCAGAAGTTAAAAAATCTGTATGGAATGGCTTACTGTAAGCCTGAAGGAGGAAAATATATATGACACTTAATAACAAAACAATTATTGAAAAAGCAGATGTTACTCTTGCCACATTAGCTAGTGGTGGTTTAATGAACCCTGAGCAAGCTGATACATTTTTACGTATGGTGCAAAGCGCCCCTACGATTTTAAAAGACTCTCGATTTGTTCAAATGGCTTCAGACACACGTAAAATTGAAAAAATCGGTTTTGGTTCTCGTATTCTACGTCCAGGTGTAGAAGGAACACCATTAAAAGATTCTGATCGTTCTGCTCCAACAACTAGCACAGTTACATTAAATGCAAAAGAAGTAATTGCTGAAGTTCATATCACATATGACACATTAGAAAATAATATCGAGGGTAATAATCTTCAAAACACTATTATGCAGATGATTGCAGAGCGCGCGGCGTTAGATATCGAAGAATTAATTATTAATGGTGACAAATCTTCTGCTGATACGTATTTAACACTACTAGATGGCTTACGTAAACAAGCAACTTCACATGTAATTGATCATGCGGCTGGTGCATTCTCTAAAGATGTATTTAAGAAAGCTTATAAAGCTGTTCCTGCGAAATACCTTCGCAATCCTAAAGATTGGAAGTTCTATACTTCACATGGATTAGAAGTTGAATGGAAAGACCAAGTTGCAGCACGACAAACAAACCTTGGTGACTTCTCACTTCAAGGCGGTTTAGCTTCAGCGTATGGTGTTCCTGTAGATGGTATTGCGATGTTACAACCATACACTGATGAAACAAATACTGTATCTGATATTCTATTAACTCATCCTAAAAACATTGTAGTTGGTATGAGCCGAAATATCCGAATTGAAGTTGATAAAGATATCCGCGCTCGTAAGTTCATCATTGTTTTAACTGCTAAAGTGGATGCTAAATTTGAAGAGGAAGATGCAGTAGCGAAAGTTATCAAAGTTAAGGAGTGATGACTTTTGAACTACTATGCTAAATTAATTGTTGGTAAAACATATGACGTCCATGAACGTCTTTTTTTATTGGACCAAGAAGAGAAGGTTACAAAGAAAACTTATGATTATCTAAATGGTAATGAACAATTTGAAGTTCGAAAAGAAGGTAGTAAATCTAAAGGAGAGGAGTGATAAGTATGCCACTTATTACTGCTCAAGAATTGATTGATTACACTGTACTGCCTGAAGTAAAGAATCGTCCTGTTCCTCTATTGGAGCAGGACATACTTGAGGCGGATACAGAAATTTATAATCTCTCTAAAATAGATTTTAGTGATAAGACAAAATATCCTGAGGTTCCAGCAGAAGTGAAGTTAGCGTGTAAGAAATTGGCACAGTATTATGCTTATACAAACGCCGATATAACTGCGATGAAGGGTATTAAGTCCGAAAGTATTGGTAGCGGTGATTACTCCTATACAAAGGATAGCGCGAGTATCGTAAAACCATCTGTATTATACCTTTTGCAAAAGTTTATGGATCATAAAGGTAAAAATAAAATCACTTTCAAAATGAGGGCGATTTAATGTCTCTAGAAGCGATGATGGTCCATGAATGTGACGTCTACCATTTGCAGAAGGAAACAAAGCCTGGGAAGTACGGGCAACCAGGAGAAGAGGTTTATTCATACAAAGATAATCCTGATATAGCAGAACAAATCTGCTACTTTGCAGAGAATATGGCAGTTGCTAGACCTACTGCAATACAGTCTGCACCGAACCAGTTAAATGAACAGCATACACGAGTGTTATTTATGCCTGGTACAGATATAAAACATAATGACAAGGTAATCAAGAAGAATACTAATGTCGTTTACTATATACGTAATCCCTTTCCAGTAGTGCATCCACTTACTGGTGAGGTTTCACATATAAAAGCTACTGCGGAGAGGAAGAGTGAACCATGGCTAGCCAAATAACGACTAGAGGATTTCGTGAGTTCAGTGCTAAGTTGAACCGTATGGCAAATGGATTAGATCAGAATGTAGCTTTATGGTTAGAAGCTAGTGGATTTCAATTTCTAGAAGAGGTACAAAATCAAATCATTTCATTAGCGGTTGTAGATACAAGACGACTGCTAAATTCGTTTGATAAAGGCGGAGACGGAAACGTTTGGCGTTCCTCTGATGGAGGTTTAGTGTTAGAGATAGGGACGAATATCGAGTACGCTAAACTTCAAAATGATGGGTGGCAGCAGGTAAGGAGATTCGTTCCTGGTAGATGGGAAGGACATAATTTTGAATATGACCCACACGCACCTACTGGAATGATGCTTACTGCTAAATTCATAGAAGGCCGTCCTTACTGGGATAATGCAGTTGCTATTTATGAGCGTATGTTTCAACGTTCATTTGACCGTCAATTTAAGCAATGGGTACGGAATGGAGCGAGATAATTATGTATGAGCAAATACATGGTTCCATGAAAGCTTTTGTATACGACAGTTTACCTGCTAATACATTTGCTTATCATGATCAAGTTCCAGAAGAACTAGTTATTCCATCGGTATATTATCCGATTTTATCTATAAATGATGATAAAACTTCAAAAGATCATTACACCTTACTATACACAATGGTAGTAAGGTTTTTTAATACAACGACAGATAAGGCAATGCAAGCAGCAGAAAAGGTTGCTAATAAAATCAGAAGTAACGGTTACAAAGTACATCTGCGAAATGAAGATGGTAGTGAATCGATTGATACGATTTATTTTCGAAGAGTAACAACCGCTCCAAGTGGAGTTGGTTCCGCACAATTAACGATGATTTTTGAATACCAACAAGCCTATGTAAATTAAGGAGTGTGAAATATATGGCTGAAACACCTGGAACAGTTAAGAACAAAATGTACCGTGGTGATGAGTTTATTATCGCGGCTAAAATCAAGGATCAAACTAATCAGACAATATTAGTTAGACCATTTGACCAAACTGAAGACTCTCATAATATTGAAGCTGATGAAATTGAAGCAGAGTCAAAAGATAGATCATATTCCGATTATGGAAAAAGAAAAGAAACTCGTTCGTTCTCTTGTACGTTAGCGGAAGGCGACCCGTATTATCCTGCTGTTAAGGCTGCCATTAGAAATGGTGAATATATGGAGATTTATGAAATTAATATGAGAACAAAAGAAGCAGAAGCTGGTAACTATATGATTACTTCTTTTGAACGTTCTTCATCTAACGGTGAATTTGTTTCTTATTCAGTGGAAGTAAAGTTATCCGGATCTGTAAGAACAGAAACACTCACAGAAATTCCTAAAGGTGCAGGTCAGTAAAGGGCGGTTTTTGCGGTCCTTTTTAAATTTGAAAATAACATCCAATTAAAAGGAGATTGATATAAATGCGTTTTGAAATCGATAAAAAGGAATACGAATTAAAACTTACTTTTGGAAACATCTATGAATTAAATAAAAAATATGAGGGCGGTTCAAACGAAGTTGTAATGGCTTGTATGCAAGGAGATCTAGAGTTGTTTGTCGATGCTATCTACTTTGGATTAATGCATACAAAAGAAGGATTTACTCGCGATAAAGTCATGGAGAACATCGAAAAACAATTTGAAGAGGGAAAAATCTCTCAAGAATTCATTGAAGAACTTTTAAATGAGGTGGTAGCAGAAAGTACTTTCTACCAAAAGACAACAAAAAAGTTGAGAAAACAAATGAAGAAGCAGTATCTAGCCAAGAATCCAGAAGCAGCGGAGAACCCAGAGATGATGGAAATGGTAGAGGAAATGTTCGGGAAGGTCGAAGAATAAGAGAATTTACTCGCGAGGACTTAGACAAAGTTCAACAAGACGGATTTAGATATTTAAAATTATTGCCTAGCGAGGTTATGGAGCTTACCCCTCGTGAATTCGAAAATATGATGATAGGTCGGAATGAGCAACACCTTGATGAGTTGCAAACAAATAGCGTGTTTGCACTTATGATGCGTGTAGCCTATCATCATGACCCTAAAAAGAAATTAAAACCATCTGATCTATTCGACCGAAATAAGTTGAATGGAGAAAACAATCAAGATTTAACGATAGAAGAAAAAATGCAAAAAGCGCAAGAACATATGCAATTCTTACAAACTCTCAACTTCAATTAGAAAGGAGGGAGAGATTTGGCCACACAAGAAGAATTAGTTGTTCAGTTTAGGGCTGAAACTGATCAAATGCGTCGCGAGATTCAACAGATGCGTCGTGAAATGAACGATTTCGTTACATCAACCAGTAGAAGCTCTAGAGAATATAGACGTAGCATTGAAAATATGGGGAATGCTAACAGTGAATATAGTCGTCGATTAAGGCAAATGAAATATGAACAAAGAGAAGCTATGAAGCCTCATATTGAAGAGTTAAAACGAACTAAACTCGCTTATTTAGATGCTGCTATGAGCATGGCAACTTACTCTGGTAGCGCCCAGGATTTAATTGCTCAAGTTAACAGGATTGGTAAAGCAGAAAAAGCCGCGAATGATGAGATTATGAAGCTAGACAGAATGAAACAAGCTAGCATTTTGCAAACCATCGGTATGTTGAACAATATGTCTACTACATCAAGTAAACTACAAGGTAACTTACAACGTATGGGTAATCCATTATACAACGTTTCTAGAGGGGCTTTAGCAGCAACAAATGCAATGGAACGATTGGCGAATAGAAGTAGTGCTGCTCAGTTAGCTTTAGAATTTCTTGGACCTACTGCGAATATGAAGCAGTTAAATGATCAAATTCGTATTATTAACCAATCTGTTATGGGAATGGGACAAGCATTTTTAGTCGTTGGTGCTGGAGCGGTTATGTTTTATGGCAAATTGCATAAAGCTAATATGGAAATGAATCCTAAATACGCAAAGGCATATAAAGACATGATGGAGTCGCTTACTGAAGCGTTACAGCCAATGAGGGATGCTTTTGCTGCTTTAATGATACCTATTTATAATTTTGTTAACACAATGGCAAAAATGGTCATCGCATTTAATGAAGCGCATCCTACTTTAGCAAAATTCATCCAAGGGACAATGATGTTAGTTCCAGCCTTAACACTCCTATTGCTGCCATTAGGTGCGGGAATGGGATTATTAAAAGGGTATAGAGCGGCGTTTGCTGCTTTATGGATGATTATTAAACCGGCAGTAATGGTGTTAGCCATGGCGAGTCCTGTAGCATGGGCGCTAGCAGCTGCGATAACCGGTTTAGCTTTGGGGTTTACTTATGCTTATAAAAATATAGAACCATTTAGGAACGCAGTAAATAATGTGATAACCGTTTTTAAAGCATTTTGGAAAGTTTTACAAGGGAATAGTGATGGTGCAGCTAGTATGCTCACTTCACTAGGAATGTCACCAGAGAATACTAGAGCGATCATATCATTTGGTGAAACAGTTCGAGGGGTAATTGAAACAATTAAACAAGTTTTTTCAGGCTTTGCAGTATTCATGCAAGGTATTTTTGCGTTGTTCGCAGGTGATGAAGAAAACGGAACAGCATTATTAAAATCGCTAGGGATGAATCAGGCAACAATTACAACGGTTGTTAATACTGTATCGTCTATCAAGCAAGTAATAAGCGAATTTTTAAGCGGAATCTGGTCCTTCATGACTGCAATCGGAACCCAAATAGCCCAGTTTTGGCTAGAAAACGGTAGTCAAATAAAACAGGCCTTTTCCGATTGTTGGTCCGTAGCGAGTGAAATAATAAAATCGGTAATGCCAATTATAGTCGCAGTTTTCCAATTTGCATGGCCGATTATTAAAGAGATTGTGATTGGAACGCTAGAAGCGATACGTGATTTTATACAAGGAATTCTAAAAGTTATACTCGGAATCGTGAAAGTTTTTTCATCCCTTTTTACCGGCGATTGGGCTGGAGTTTGGGAAGGGGTTAAGGAAATTTGGTTCGGAGCACTAGAAGCGATTTGGGGTTACCTGCAATTATGGGGTGTTGGGAGAGTCCTAAAGTGGCTTGGTAAATTTGGAAATGACATAGGTCGGTTATTCGGTAAATTTTGGGGAGATATAAAGAAAATTTGGAATGATGCTCTTGCAGATTTATATGTATTCTTCGGTTCGAAATTAGAAACTATAACCCGTCTAGCGCAAAGTTGGGGCGGTATGTTCAAAAATTTCTTTGTTGGAATTTGGGACGCTATTATAGGCGGGATACAGAGCAAAATGAACAATGTAGTTTCAACAATCGGATGGGTACTAGGACAAGCGGTGAATACAGTCCAGCGTTTTGTAGGTTACTTTTTCACGATTGGTCAGCAAATTATCTCCGGAATGATTAATGGTATTTATAGTTATGCAAATAAACTTATAGACCAGGTATTTAATATTGGTCGTTCCATAAAAGATACTATTACTGGATTTTTCCGTATTCACTCTCCTTCGCGTGTAATGAGAGATATAGGGGTTTACGTAGGTCAAGGTTTAGACCAGGGAATGGATAGTATGATAAACCCTCTTGTGCGTACTGCATTAGATATGGCGTCTGCTGTCAAAGACGGATTTTCAAGTTTGACTGACTCTATTCAAATGGGTGATATTCTTCCTGGTGATGTAGTGACTCCTGTAATCCCTTCTATTTCAGGGAGTTACAAAGCACCATCATATGTATCTGGTGTTAATTCCTCATCAGATTTCGGGCAAGGAGCAATGATTAACTCCCAATCAGATAATGTTGCAAGTCAAAATGATAATAGGTTAGTAGCAGCTGCAGTCAAAAAATTAAGTGATAAATTAGAAAATCTACAAGTTGTAATGGAAGGTGAAACAGTAGGACGTATTGTACGACCTCATGTAAATGAAGGGAATGCAGTCGAAAACACAGTAAGGAGGTATTTCTGATGGACGTACAAATCACAAGAATGAATGGACAAACTATGAAACTGTCTGACATAAACGTCCAGGCGCAGGACTTCCGTGTGGGATCGATTGAAATGCGTCCTACCTATATAGATGTGGAGGGAGCAAGCGGAAGAGTTAGCACAGGATCTACTTATGGGGTACGGACTATAACCGTACCTTTTTATTTTAAAGCGCAGGATTTATTAGATGTAGCGATAACGAGAGATAAACTATTTGAAATAATATTAAGTACAGAACCTTTCTATGTTCGTGAATTACGACGATTAGAGTATCAAAATGGAGATAATCTGATTGTTAGTGGCAAACGATATAAAGTAAATATCTCCTCTACATTCGATATAGATCAGCAACTCAAATATGGATTTGGTGAATTGGAATTTGAAACAGCAGATTTGCCATTTGCTGAATCGATTGGTAAATCATTAGATATTCAACGTGATGGAGTTAATCCAGGGAGTGGATTATGGGGAGCAGGTATGGGAATTATCAGTGATCCTGCTTCAAGGATATATAAACATAAAGCTGTAGCAGGTCAACGATTTCAAATTTTCAATCCTGGTAACATTCCAGTGCATCCTTTTGAACAAGAATTAAAAATAACAATTAGTGATGTGGCTGGTAGCACAGCAGGATTTATGCTTAAGAATCATACAAACCTTAGCACAGCAACAATAACGTCAGCTTTATATATTACAGACACCATTATTTACTCAGGTCCGAATATAGGTAGAAACGGGTTATCCTTTTTAAGGAATACAAAGAAGGATTTCATTGAGCTTGTACCAGGGTGGAATACCTTAGAAGTGTTTAATTGCACCTCAGCTACAATAGAATTTGATTTTAGATTTTACTACAAGTGAGGTGATTTAATATGTATGTACGTGATTTAGAAAATATAGAGTATATCACACAAACAACTTATTTAATTGAAGAAGAATTAAATGGGAATTGTGTGTTTTCTGCAAAGATACCTCCTAATAAAGTGAATTTAACATTTCTTAATAGACTCTCAGAAATGTGGACTTTAGTTGATGATAATGAAACGGAATACAAAGTTGTTTATCTGAAAAAGCAGGGTGAAGGACAAACATTAACTGCTGAGATTAAAGCAGTACCGAAATTTTATGATGACTTCGACAATGGCCGTGTGTATGAAGAATATAATCAATCCTTTACTGCGAATGCTTGCTTTGCAACTATTTTTAGTGGAAGTGGCTATGTTTATCAATTGAATGGTAGTTACAATTCGTTACAATGGGAAGGATTCGGTGGTGGGTCTACCCGACTTGAAATGTTTAAAGATGCATTGAATCGTTATGGGGCAGAATTTAAGGTGCTCGGCAAGGTTGTAACCATTGAACCGCAAATCGGAGTTGACTTAAACGTCATGTACCGCCATAGATTGAATGCTTCAAATATAGTTCAAGAAGTTGATGCATCAGGTTTTTGGACATACGCTAAAGGTTATGGCGATTTTACAGAAGAAGATGGATGGCAAGGTGCTAAATTGATTCGTGAGTATACATCACCACTTGCAAGTATTCCTGGAATCGGAGTGCGTCACGCGCCACCTTTAAAAGACGGTCGTATAAAATTAAATGCAACAATGGAAAGCGGTTTAAAAAAGATTGTGAATGAAAGTTTAAAAATTAGCGTAACTGCTGATATACACGATTTAACGAAACAGAAATACCCAATTGCTCAGAGTGGACTTGGTGATCGGGTATTTCTAATTGATGAAAGAATTGGATTAGATGCAGAAGTACGCGTTGTGAATCGAAGTGTATTACGCGATTGGCGCGGGAATATACTTGATGTTCAATTAACTTTTGGAAATCAAGACATTACTAAAAGGTATCAGTCTAATTTAGATCATGCTGCTAAAACAATTAATGATTTGATAGAGGGGCGAGAAAAGCTTCCAATCAATGCGATGGCAGCAGAAGTTGCAAATGTCACAAGTATGATTTTAGGCGTAACCAGTGAATTAGATATCACACCACAAGGGTTAATTGCGAAGGATAAGAATAATCCCAATTATGTTGTAGTCTTGAATAGTGCCGGATTAGGTGTAAGTACTGACGGCGGAATGACCTTTAGGAACGCAATCACTGGCCGAGGTGTTGTTGCGGAGCGTATATTAGCGGGAGAAATTAAAGGTTCTACACTACGCACTGATAGTGGCTCTAACTATGTTCACATAGAAAAACAATTCATCCGCTTGATGGAATCGAATTTAACACGAATGTATTTCGGTTACTACTGGAATAAAAACGGAAGAATGCAACCTACAATTCTTCTACATGAGAACGTTGATTCTAGCGTATTTAACGACGGAACAATGGCAATTTCACAACAAAATCTTGGTGATTATTATACTGCAAGTATGGGAGTAGTTAAAGGCAGAACAATTACGGGTGATCCAGCGTTTCCAAGTTCGCTTTATCTCAATTCAAATGGAAATACTCATCTATTTGGAGACAATAAGACAACAATTACGGGTGAAATGGGAATAGATTTTCGTTCATTTAAACAGATAACATTCAATGCTGGTGGGTCAGTGTCGTTTAATACTCAAGTAAGTACACAAGGAGTAAATATCGCTGGTGGAGGACCGGACTCTTTAGGGACTATCAAATACATGAACGGAAGTAAAGGCTGGGGAGCTTATCTTCATATAGGTACAAACGGATGGGCATTTATGAACATTTCAATATAGGAGGTATTTATGACATATCAATACTTAGGAGTAACAGTAACGATTTCTGGAGACGGTACAGTAAAAGTACCATTAGATAAATTATCCGATATTGGTGTTAAACCTGGTGATGTAGTTGAGATTTTCTCAGATCACGACCAGGTTTATTTGCGTAAAACAGATACATTTTGTGAGTTGTGCAAAAAGAATGCTCATTTGCATAAGTTAGGAACGTTAAATGTGTGCTCTGATTGTTTAACTAACTTACAGCAACAAGCAACGCAAGTATCACAACAATAAAAGAGGTGAGTCGATTTGGCAGAAATACTTAAAATAAGAGAAATAACAATTGATACTATGCAACACAAAGATTTTGCTACAAAAGAAGAGGAACTGAAGCTCATCCGGTTTTATCAGAATGATTTAAACTCTGCCAAACTATTAATCAATGTTACTCATGATAAAGTAGTAACAGATTTTTCAACAGCGACAAGTGTACAAATTGCATTTTTAAAGCCTGATTGTAAGCGTGTATTTCAAGATGTGCAGAATGTGAATCAAATGCAGGGTAAGTACTACGTTGTTTTAAGTACACAAACTCTGATTGCCTATGGTAATGTTATTGCACAACTGAGATTCACTTTCCCGAATAATAAAGTAATTGAAACTTGTAAATTCGCATTTACAGTAGATGAATCAATAATGTCTGATGAGGCGATGAAATCTACAAATGAATTTCCAGTAATCCAAAAAGCTATTGAAGCGGGTAAGAAGCTTGAAGGTGTAGATATTGATGGGATTATTGCAGCGGGTGAATTAGCAAAGGGAGCAGTCAAGAAATCCGGAGATACCATGACAGGGGATTTAAGACTAAATAGAGGAACCTCTAGTGGCAATAGATATCTCCGATGGGTAAATGACTCAACTGCTGAATATTCTATAGGTGTAAACTCATCAGGTAACTTACACGGATTAGACGTTGTAGGTAGTACTAATATGTTTGACTATGATAGAACTAGTAAGTCATTTAACATTACATCCCCTAACACTAACGTAGTCAAGAAAGCTGAAATCTACTCAAGCTTCACTCAGCCTAGTGGTCGATCTAATATATTAGCTACCGGAGTAGATTTAGATACGATTGAGACTTCAGGGTACTACGCAGGCAATGCTTTACTAAATGCTCCGTACCCAACTGGTGTTTTCTATATAGAAGTTCAGCAGCATACTGTTGCAGGTTATGCTATGCAGAAAGCTACCTATCTAAATGCTACAAACAACGAGCAATTTGTACGAAGAAAGAGAGATACTAACGGATGGACTCCGTGGGTGAAGATTGCTAATGAGCAGGATGTATACAAGAAAACAGAGATATACTCAGGATGGGTGACTCCTGATGGTAAATCTGCTTTGATAAACGATGCAGACTTAAACACGATTAAAGCTCCAGGTATTTATGCTGGTCAGCGATTTATAAATGCTCCTGAGGCTATCACAAATAACTTCTTCTATGTAGAAGTTATTCCTTACACGAATACCTCGTACGTAATGCAAAGAGCTACTATCTTGAATCACACTAATCAGCGTATTTGGTTCCGTACTCTTGTTGCTGGCACTTGGCAACCTTGGATAGAGGTTACTAACAGTGGAAAGAACGGACGAGTTAGTTTAACCTTGACAGCTGATGCTACAGCAGGTAGTTCTAATCCACAATTAGCTACCCGTAGAGGGAACACCGTGACATTAAGTCTAGATCTTATGAGAAACGCTGGTGCAACTAGTGCAATTGTAACAACTTTACCATCAGATATGACACCAGTAGATTCTTATACATTTGATGCAATTGCTACAGATGGTACCCCTTCTAGGGTCCTTATAAGGTTCAACGGAGAAATACACCTAGATGTAACGGGTAAGAGATATAGAATATTAGCTACTTATGTCTGCAACTAAGGAGGGGAATATATGGCAAAATACTACGGTTATTGTTATAACGAGGAAGGTAAATTCACTGCGATGATCCCCATTGAAGAGAAACCGATTTATGAGAAACAAACTTTCTTCCGAGAAGAACAAAAAGAAATTGTCATAGAAGAGAAACTTTGTGAACTTCATCAATCTATTGAAGATGGTACTTATGTACCAGATCCAGAGAATGTGGAAGAACCAATCAGTAAATATGATTGTCCTGATTGTGTAATGGCAAATGTAGGTTATGAAACTATTAAAGTGCCATACGAAGAGGATGTGATTGTCGGGTTTGAACCTGATATTCCTGAAAATTGTACTTTAGAAATTTGCCCAGATTTAATTTACGCTCCAATATTCAAGGAAGGTAAATGGGTAATAACGTTTGAGCCTGAACCAGTAGAACCACAACCTGAAGAACCATCAGAGTTAGAGAAAATCAAACAACAATTAGCTGACATTCAGAAAGAACTCGAAGATATCAAAAATCAGAAGCCACCAACTCTTGATGAAACAGAAGTGCCAATAGCATTTGCAGCACCTATACAAGATACACCAGATTATGAACACGAAATTAATAAAATAAAGCAAGTTATTCCGGATTTAGGAGAACAAATTGTTAATTTAAATAGTAGAATAGCTGATTTAGAGAACAAAGAGCAGGTTTAATTAACTGGTCTTTTTATTTTGAACAAAATACGGCTTTTATATTAACAAATGTGTCTAATAACTGTTGACAATGATTCTTGAATAGCTTTCTATGTAGGTATAGGATTTTCCTGAATAAGTTTAAGGGGGAGAAATATGATTTTTCGTCATTATACTCCAATAGAAAAATTACCTTCAATTTTAAGTGATGGTTACTTGAAAGGAAGAGAAAAGCAAAATGTAAGTGATTATGGATGTGTTTCACTTGAAGAATACAAAGGGAATGATGTTCTCTTAAAATGTTTTGTAAATCAAGATGCTTACAATAAGAAAAATCTGATTCCCTTATTCTTTGATGGGGATAAAATGGAGCAAGATTCTCTCAAATTTAAGAATATAGATTATTCAAAGGCTGAGAATTATATTTTCGTTCTAAACGGTACAATTACTCAGGAAGAGTATGAACAAATTGGCGAGTATTATTTTCATATAGGTAACCTTTCTCTTGATTATCTTACAGAAGAAACGAAAGAAATAATCGGATATTAAACAAAGAGCCTAAATCTTAGGGCTCTTTTTATTTTGAAAGGAGATGAACCAATGCAAGAAATTCAAGATTTAAAGCAAGAGATCCTCCAAATCAAGTCAGATCAAAAAGACATGCAACGTGATATTCGCAATCTAGAAACACGTACCACTGTCAATGAAAAGGACATTGTAAATATAAATAAGCTTCTTGATAAGATCAGCGCCAATACTACGTGGATTCTGCGCATCATTATCGGAGCAATTGTAGCTGGCTTATTAGGATTACTAATGAAAGGTGGCATGTAATATGTCAAAAGAGAATATCAAAAAACGATTCCGCAACTGGAAAACATGGGTTGCGGTTTTTTCTTTGCTTGGATTTCTATTCACAAAGTTTGGTGTACCAGAAGCTAAGAGTTTCTTAGATGAACTGGCGCCTTATTTATTATCTGTTGGTATCGCTTTAGGTATTTGGTCAGATCATGACGATAATCAAAAAGGAGATGGTGAATAATGAGAGTATCAAGCCATGGAGGACACAATGCTATTGTACCTGGAGCTAATTGGGGGAATCGTAAAGAACATCTAATGGATCGTGAGTGTAATAAGGATTTCATTAATAAGTTACGCTCTCTAGGTCATTCTGTAGAGGACGATACTGACGATGTAGGTCGCACAGCTAATGCTATCGTAGGTAACCAAGTTAGGAATATCAATGATAGACCTAATGATGTAGGATTCGCTTGGCATCTTAATGCGTCTAACGGAGAAGGTCATGGAGTAGAAGTGCTTTGCTACTCTGCAAAAGAAGCGCCTATGGCAGCTCGTATTTCAGCAGAAATCGCTAAGCGTACTGGATGGAAAGACCGCGGAGCTAAAGTCCGTCCAGACATCGGAGTAATTCGTTCAAGTAACTGTCCGTTCTTCCTTGTAGAGGCAGGATTCATTGACAATGATGAAGATATGGCCAAATGGAATGTAGACGCAATTACTTCAGCAGTAATCTTCGCTTACTTTGGACAAGAGTGTGGAGGAACAAGCTCAAATGTTGCACCTGCTCAACCAACTAAACAGAACATTATCCAAACAGGAGCATTCTCACCGTATGAGGTTCCTGATGTAGCAGGAGCTATGAAATCTCTTAATATGACAGGTACGTTTCTACTTCAAGGAGATGGATTAACTTTCGTAGTAACAGAACCTACGAGTGATACACAATTAAAAGCGATGAAAGAATACCTTGACCGTAAAGGTTGGTGGTATGAAGTTAAATAAAAATAAGAGCCGCTCTTGGGCGGCCTTTTTATTTTGCATCAATAATATCAATAAATTTCAACGTCATATTATTATAAAATGCATCCGTACAAATTATAGATTTATTCAGTGGGTCAATATCAACAACGGTCATATAATTAGTAAGTAAAAAACCACCTTCGTAATATGTAATTAATATCTCTTCTTCAGAAAGCAAAGAACATAATAGCATGTTTTCAATCCGTTCTTGTTCATCCTGGGTTAATGTAGGTCTTTCTACTTTCGTCTTTTCTTTAACTATTTCACGGATACCAGCGAATTGCTCTGGCATCGCTGCGAATGGAGTCCATTTAACCATTCCTCTTCCCTTTGGCATATTAGCGTTGTTCATGCTTTATGTCCCCCTAACAATGTGTTTCTGTATCTTGTTGTAGCACTATTTGTATACGAAATTCCTCGTAATATGCTGTTCTTACCAAATTTAGTGCGTATTTCATCCATTACTTTAGTTAGTTTCATTTCTTTTTCTCGTTGTATTACATTATCGAATAGTGAGATTTGTTCTTCGCCTTCATTGATTAAGTTAGTTAAAGAAACATTGATAGTTCTAATGGGTTCCCCAGTATAAAACTCATGTAAAAAATATGTACAAACCTTATATATATCCATTGTTAAATTGGTTGGTCGGTTCATAGTGTGAGTTTTTCTGAAACCACCAGCGTAATTTTTACTGTAACCAATAGAAAAATGGATAGTTTGAGCTAGTTTGTTTTGCCTTCGCATTCGATAACAAACTTCCTCGATATGTTCCAGTAGAATAATTGGGAATTCTTCTATGGTGTAATCACGCATAAGTATTTGGCTTTTACCAATAGAAGTTGTTGCTGGAACGTATTTTTCTGATATACGGCTAAAATCAATGCCGTTGCTATGTAAGTGTAATTCTTCGCCAATGACTCCAAAGCTCTGTTTTAAATATTTGAGTGGATATTGTGCCAAGTCTCCGATTGAATGAATTCCTTTTCGGTTTAACTTCGCTTCTGTTTTACCCGAAATCCCCCAAAACTTATTAAGCGGTCGTATTGGCCATAATTTTATGGGTACATCTTCGTACTTCCAGTATGCTATGCAATCTTTCGTTTTCTTCGCTTCCACATCTAAGGCAACCTTGCTCATTAAAGGGTTTGGGCCAATTCCTATCGTGCATTCGATTCGAGTCTTTGCGTATATCTCACGTTTGAATTTCAATGCAAATTCATATGGATCGTTAGCAAATAAATGAATGCTATCCGTAATATCCATAAAAAACTCATCGATAGAATATTGGTGAAAATCCTCAATTGGTACGTATTGTAGAGCCAACTTAGTGATGAAATTAGAGCATCTTATATAGGTACCCATAATTGGATTTACCACAAGAATATCTTTACGACGTGGGATTTCATACAATCTTGCCATTTTCTTAACGCCTAATGCTTTTAATGGTGGAGTTGCAGCCAAAACAATTGAGCCACTTCTATTTACATCACCAACTACAGCTAACTTTGTATGAAGTGGGTCCAATCCCATTTTGATGCATGATACGCTAGCATAGAACGAACGAAGATCTACACATAAAACAATTCGATTTGGCAATATTGAATAGTCATACACCGTTATTCCCCCTAAATAACAGAACGTTAGTTCTTATTATATACGAATGTATGTTCTTTTATGAAGAGGTTTTTTCAAAAAAATAAAATCGAATCAATATGGTCGGTTTTGAGTCAGTTATTTTTCTAATCAAATCAGTGTCCTATCCAATTGCATCCGTTGTAGCGTTATGCGGTGGTTTTTTCATTATGGTTGGTAGCTGGGAAGGGGGATTCTCATTAATAAATCGTGCAGTGAGTGGTTATATAGTGGTTCAATATGCGATTACTTTTTGAAATTACTAAAGTTATATGGTTATATCAGTTAATAATTGTAAAAAAAAAATAAATTCCTTCTTTTTCTAATTTAAAAATAGTTATATAATGATTCTCGGAATAATATTATTGACGTTTAAAATTAAGGGGAGAGAATAGTAATGAAAAAAATAATAATTTCTGGTGTGTGTGCAGCAGTATTTGGTACAACTTTTTTTGCGAATAACTCTATGGCTGAGACATCAGGTAATATCACAAATCAGGGAATACAAGCAGCGAGTGCTCAAAATAGTAAATTTATAGATGTGCCCGATTGGAGTTGGGCATATAATGAAATTAACTACATGGTTGACCACAATATAATGTTGGGATACCACAATGGTTATTTTGGAGCTTTAGAAGAAATAACGCGTGAAGAATTAGCGGCATTCTTATATAGAACGGTGAAAATTCCCGATCGTGATATGTCACAACCGCTTCCTTTCAATGATATAAATGATTCAATGTTTAAAAAGGAAATTGCAGCAGGATTAAAAAGTGGTATTTTCTTTCCCGCGTCTGATGGTCGTTTTAACCCAAATAGAACTGTAACTCGAGCAGAGCTTGCTCAAACTTTCAAAAACGCATTTGGGTTAAACAAGAAGTTTGATTATCAATTTAACGATACACAAGGACACTGGGCCAATGAAGCCATAGAAACTTTGTATAGTAACGGTATTACTGGTGGTGTAGGTAACAATAACTTTAATCCAGACGGTACAGTAACGCGTGAACAATTAGCGGTATTCCTATATAGAGCTATTCCAGTGTCTATCAAAGAATTACGAGATAACGCTAAGTAAAAATAATTAA